CGAAGACGCTCAAGAATCGGCGACAATTCAGGTGGGCAACACGACGCATTGAGAATCATGTTGCAGGTCACCCGCCGCGCGTGCGCGTTTGCGGGTAGGTTGTTGATCGTTGCTAGTGCCATTGTTTTAACTCCGTTTGCTTGGTTGCTTGGTCGGTCAATTGTCGTCGCTAACTGTGCTAGTCAGCGTGCCCCGCGAAAGCGCGAAGCCTCTCGGTTTCGAGACAGGCAGGGCAAAGATCCACTGACTCGTGGATCGTGCGCCGGTCGCTCGCCTTCAGACGACGACGAGCCATGCGCGTGGCCCGCTTCTTGGGAGCCTCCTGGCAGCACGAGCAAACGTGCCCGTGCCCACGAAACCCTTTAATCCGCTTCTTGTGTGCGTCCATCACGATCTCCTTCTTGTGCCCGTAGTTGCTGACGTGACAGCTCGTAGTTTTCGCTGCACATCCAACACGAGCAAGGACGGCAACCTGTAGACGCCCACCTGCCTACACGCGCTGGAGTATCACTCAGCGGGTGTACTACCCAGGATGGCGCGTTCAAGATGCCCAATACCTTGCGCGCGTTACGTTTTGCTCGTTGCTCTTTTGCGAGCCTGTATCCTCGATCTCTCATTCTAACCTTTCTTCTGCTTCGGCTTAGGCTTCGCCTTCTTGTTCAAGTTGAAGAACCTGATCAGCGTCATGCGATGCCCTTGTTGCCACTGCCCCGCGTTTCGCGTTCGCCGACCATCGTCGGCGAGCGCATGGCCCATGAGCGAGCGAAACATGTTGCTCGCAGTCGGCCACTCGTCACCCACTTTCACGTCAGTCCTATTTCCCTTGAATTGGAGCAGTTTGTACCCGCCGCCGGCTACGCACTCGATCTGGTAGAAACATTTCCCCCAGCCTCTTCCGCGATGGGTTTTGTGAACAGACAAGATGCGACCCTCGGCCCAGCCGGCTACCTGCGTCGGATGTTTGCAGCCTGCACCGACTCGGCGCATCTTGCCCTTTTTGGTAGCCTTTCTGGTGGCGACAATTGACACCTTGTCGTCTTCTTCGGAAGTCAACTCGGGGTCGATCCCGTCGCCGGTCAAGTCACCCGTCAGCTCGATGCCAGCCGTCAACTCCTCTTGATCTCCTTCTTCCACCAGCTCTGGCTCGGGCTTCGGTGGCTCAGCAACCGAGATTGTCTCTTTGTCGATCCGCACCAGATCCATAAACCACGTCAGCCAGTCAACGTCGTCTTCGGATACTGCGACGGTATCGGATTTGACGATGTTGATCGCCTTCGGACGCGCGCACTCCTCCAAGTCTTCTGCGATGGAACCGCTGCCGTTCTGGAACGACACCTCGTCGTCGGTGCCGTCTTCAAACGACAGCTTGAAACCGCAGATCACGGGATAGCCAGCGTCGTCAATCAGCTCCTCGCCGCTTTCAGCGCGGCGAGTGAGCAACGTGAACTCAGTCAAAACTCTCATATCAGCCTCCATGCTTTTGCTCTGGGTATTGCAGCTCTTGGGAGTCTTCCCACGAAACCGCGAGCTTTTCGTTGTCCCACCGCACGCAGTAAATCACTGTGCATGGTGGAGCACCTACAGACGCCTGCACCAGAATGTCCCCGGCACCTTTGTCCTTGTGTTCACAGGCACCCAACGCTTCCATCGTCGCCGCCTGCTCTGGGATCCCCAGACCCCAATTGTCCTTCTGTTTCTTGGCCATGATTTTCCTCCTCTTGCTTGGCTTCGTAGCGAGTCTTGAGACTCGCGAATCTTTCCCGACCTGCTTCGGTCTTTGACCACTTCGTGCAGCCGCCAACACATAAATCAGTGCCGACTCCCCCCCTCACATACGCCTTCGCCAGCTCTTGTTTGATCTCTCCTCCCAGGAGAGTTGAGTTTAGAAATCATATAGGTCTCAAACATTTGAGACACCTGGCGAACTTCTCACCGGGAAACTGACTTGCGTTGAACTGATTAGTGAACGGGTTCATGATCTTCGCCTCTACAGGTCTGTATGCGCGAATTGTCGCACTGCTCCTGCACTACTAAAGACGGATACGACCTGGCAGCGAACCGGAACTGCAAGCTCAACTTTTATTGATGTATCTCAAACCCTTTAGATTACTGGACTTCTTGGCAGATTGGAGGGGTTGCACTGCCCCCGAACCGGGGCAGTTAGCCGACAATTCGAGACATGCACTTTTTCCAAGCTCAGCCGGATCGGTGCCTGACGGACACCGCGCCACGCGCACGGGCAGGAACGACGCGAGCAGCCCCGCTGCCGCCCTTCCGCCTTTGTCCCCGGCATCGTCCCCGTCGTACATCACGACGACTTCAGACGGACTCAGGGACGACAGGAGGTATGCTTGCGCGAGACTGAGCGAGCTGCCCATCGTCGCCACGAACTGTGGACCGCACACCACCGCGTCCAGCGGACCCTCGACAAGATAAATTGGCTCACCTGGACGGCACAGATGAAGCCCGACCAGCACCTCATTTCGAGTCGCGCAGCCAGGCACAATTGTCAGCCCCCACTCGGCGTGTTTGTCGGGTGCCGGTAAATTGATGACTTTGATCTTGCTCGCGCCGGTATCCCGCGCGATCCAATACACGAATCTTCGGGTGAGATCCCACACCGGAATGAGTAGCCGCCCGGTCAAAAGCCGGTCAGCTTTTGACCCGCTTCGGTCACCCCGGAGAGACGACAATCCGAACAGCCGGCAATTGTCGTCGGAGATCCCACGCTCCCGCGCGTACCGCTCAGCTCGTCCGTCGAGCTGCCAAGTCGTCCCCGGTGGCGCAGCCGCTTCAGGCAGTAGGCGTTGCATGGCCGCACTCGCCTTCTCACGCTCTAACGGCTCGACGTGGGTGCCAACACCCATCGCTGCCTGCTCGACCACCCTGGCCCCTTCTGCGGGTCCAGAACCAAGCACCGCTCCGACGAGCACGGCTGGGTGTCGCCCACGAAATCCGCAAACCCAGCACTGGAACGCCATCTTGAGCACATTGACAGCGAACTTGTCGCGCCCGCATCGCGGACAGTCGCAGATCCATTCGTTGCCGGATTTCGAGTAGCAAGTGATGTGTCGGTCGAGCCATCCCGCAAGATTGAATCGCCGATCGATAGGCGACAATTGGCTCATCGCCCATTAACCGGCGGCGGTGGCGGCGGTGGTTCGCCTTGATACCCTAGATCACTGAACCCGCCGCGCTCGTAATCTGTCTTCACCCGCACGAGCACGCCATCTTCAGCGTCCCGATACTTGCCGAGATAGACGCGCGCCAGCCTGCTCTGCTGCTCGTCAATCGTCCGGTTGATCGACAGGATTATGTCGGACACACGAACCTTCTCGTAACAGTCGGCAACGTCGCGCGGGCGCAAGACATGCTCTCTGTTGTCGGCTCCTTTGTCGGGCCTGACAGCTTGCGTCGGTGAGCACACTGCGTAGCCGCGATGCCCGCGAAACTCGATGCGTTCCGACAGAGCTTTGAGCTGCCGGAAGCTGGTCTTCTGGCGCATATACTCCGACTCCCCCTCGCTATGCAGAAGGTCACCGTAATCAACGATGATCAAGTCTGGCACCCACCCGTGGTTCAGCCTCAGATCCTTGATCTCGGATAGCAGATCAGCGTAGCTCGCCTGCCACGCTTCACCGTCGTTGAACCCCCGCGTCACCAGATTCGATCCGAGCACCCGGTATTCGCGCTGCATCGTCGCCATCATGCTGGAGTCGATGTCGCCGCGCTTGACTCGCGCATACACGGTCTCGGCGAACCGGGCTTCGTAGCGATCTTCAGTCTTGCCCCTGCCACCTTCCAGCACGAAGTGGAGCACCTTCCGGCGAATACGAGCTGCAACGAATCCACGCTGAACGCACCAAAATGTTTTACCGATGCCGCTGTACGCCATGACGACTTCCAGCTCACCGCTCGCGAGCCCGCCGCCCATCGACTTGTCTATCTTGTCGATCCCGCATGGGTTACCAGCTCGATTGTTCTCGTTCGCCATCCGTCTGAATTGTCGTTCGCCGAACTCGGTAAAGAACCACGAGCGGTCAGCCAGCTCCAACTGGATCGCACCCATCTCTTCGATGCGTGCCATCATTCGGCTCATCGCTTCGTCCGTGTTCCCGTCGTTCCACGATTGCCGGGCTTCCTCAAACCCTAGATGGAACACTTGTCGCCTCGCCCACTCGACCACCTGATCGCGGACGTACTCAGAGTCGCGCCAGTCAACATCGGTTTCAATGATGGAATCCGCGCCGACAATTGCAGGATCGTCAGCCATCAGCCGCAGTCGTTCAGTCTTGAGCTTCAGCATCGATGGATTGTCGTCTACCGAAACGATCTGCCAGGCCCACAGGCTAGCCGGGTCGGTCCAGCCCAATTGACCCGCCCGCATGAACCGCTCGACAAGAACACGGAGCCCATGATCGTCCATCATCGCTCTGATCAATTGCCGCTGGAATGCGACTCCAAACTCATCAGCCCCCTGCATGCCTGACCTTCCTGATCTGCAACGGTAGAGCAGTTTTGCAGTCTACTGCCAGCGCACATGCTCGGCACCATACACTCTGCGGATGCCAGCCCAGCGTGATGTCGTGGGACGCTAGGCAAACTTCGGGAGTCGCCGCAAATTCAGCCTTCGCTGACTCGGACAAAACCGTGAGTGTGATGTCGCGATCCGTGTCCTCGACCACAGCATCCGACAGCTTTTCATCGAGCTGCGTGCTCGCCTGTTTGCCATCGCCGAACTCACGGAACTTCGCAAGGAACCCCGGCTGCACTTGGTACAGTCGAGCAAGCGGCACTCGGAAGCGCCAACCCGTCGCATCGTGACGCGAACGGATGAAACGATCAGGGTCGATGCTGTTGGAGCCGCAGAATTTGAGAAAGCCTTCGCACTGTGCAAGTGCATTCGTTGTGACTTTGCGAGGAAAGACGCGCAGCCCGTCGCAGAAGCGTGCGGTCAGTCGGTTATACAGACGAAGGCATTCTCTTGCGTTCATTCCTCGCGCATGCCCGCAACAAATTTCTGTGCATCGAGACATCCGCTTGTCGCGTTCTCGCCGCCGACCACAATGTCGTAGTCGAGCCATTCCGGCACAGCTTCGATGCCGTCGCTCTTGCACTGCTCTTCGTACTGAGCGAACACCTCTTGAAGACGCGCCGCAAGCGGACCCGCGCAGCCGCGCAGCAATTGATCGACCCGCAGCATAAACCAGCGATGCCCCTTCTCCTGATAAAACGACAGCAGCCCCTCGCTCGTGAGCACTGGGATGCCTTGGGAGTCAGGCGACTTCCACAGCACAGCCGTGCCTTCGGGATTGATGACAGGCGCGATCTCAGGACCACGCCAGCCAAGCTCGTACAGCTTGGTCAGGATGTTCGCCACGTCGTCAGCGTCGTGCTCCACCGTCAAAAAGCTCCAGCCAGATTTACCGATTCGTTTGTTCCAACCATTGGGTTGCATATTATTCTGTCCTCCTGTTCTCCTGTATGGGTCTACCCGCACAAGAATCCTATTGTCGTCCAAGCCACTGCTTGAAGCTCGGCACATCCAGAACGCTCGACTCGAAACAATCCTCTTCGCGGTAAAGCATCATGCGATGAACACTGTGCTCAAGAAGTTTCGGATGATGCAAATCAACCACGTCCACGATGATCCCAGTTCGCTTGCCACGGCTCTCGGTCAAGACTCGAAAATAGTCTTGCTTGACCTTCACTCTCGACTTCCCCCCTGCCGCATACACCAGGGCATCTGCGGCAGGCACGTCCCGACCCTCGCCGATTACGGATGTGCCTACCACGGCTGGGACCACGCCAGACGACAATTGCCGAAGCCGCTCATCGACCACTTCGTTGTCGCGACCATCGACTTCGACTGCGCCTGGAATCATCCCGGCAAGCACTTCCGCATGCCCGATCTGCTTCGTCAGCACGAGCACCCGACAACCTGCTTCGATCAAAGTAGTGGCGGCAGACGCCAGGATCGCGTTGCGCTCTCCGTTCTCCACGACTCCGATCCGATAGCTCGTCTTATTGTCGGCTATCGTTGAGCCGGGACAACGGAGCATCGCGATCCGCGCCGGCACCAGTCTTCCAAGCTCGACCATCTCCGAAACCGAACGACTAAACGCCGACCGGCCCAACACGCCGGCCATCTCCATGTCGCGACCGTCTGCCCGATAATGCGTGCCCGTCAGACCTAGCCGCCAATACGCGCCCGTGAGCTTTTCACTGACCGCCTGCCAAGTCGCGGCAGCCGCATGGTGAAACTCGTCAAGGACGAGTAGCTGCCGCGCGTGAAGATTCGGCAGTGTGATCGCTGTTTGGGGTGTGGCCACCCAAACGAGCGCATTAAGCAATTGTCGCCTTTCTTTCGCGTTGGGTTTCCCGCGCTGGCCGAACACACTTCGATCAGGAAAGAACTCGCGAAACGCTGCAACTGTTTGAGTGACGAGACCGACCGCTGGCGTGACGTAAAGCGTGGGCACGCCTAGCTGGGCGACAATTGCCATCGCGATGCGCGTTTTACCGGAACGCGGTGGAAGATCGATAACGCCACGACCCGCTTGAACGAATGCCTCAACCGCTTCGCGCTGGTAAGCGTAGAGGTCGGGGGTTGGCAGTGGAGTGCCACAAGGTGGATCTCCACGATTGTCGTCTAATGCGAAAGGGGTCTCACACCGAATCCGCAACTGCCTTCTGACCAAGGCGAGCAAGCCAGTCGGAAATGAGCCGTCGCCCTTTACCATCCTCACCCACCCGTCCCAGATCCCACGCTGCCGCAGTACACGCTCCAGCATCGCAGGCGTGAGCACGGATTGAGCCAGATCAGCATCCGTGAGAGCTTGAGACACCGTGCTGTCGGCCCAGAGCCGTCGCAGGTCGGTCACCGACCCGTAGCGGCGACTTCGGCTGAAAAAGGCTTTGATGGTCCGCTGCGCGTCGAGCGTCGGCATCACCTGTTCCTGGTAGGCAACTCCGTGACGCACGATGCGCAGATGGTCAGTCGAAATATCTTCGATCTTCGACCACACGTTCCCGACGACAATTCGCGTCATAGGATCGTGTAGAGGTTAACTTTGCGAGCCGATGAAAAGAATCGCTTCGACCGCTCGATGAATGCAGCCGACTCCAGCGTAGCCAGCGCACGGAACACCGTGGCTCGACTGAACCCGGTGATCCTGCACAGCGTCTTGACTTTGGGGTAGCACTTGCCCGTGTATCGCCCGGCGAACAGGCACAGGCTAACGTAGACGCAACGCTGCGCTGGCGTCAGTCGGCGGTAACGGTTGCTGTCAACGTCCGACATGCGGACGACCCCGAACGAGTCTTTCCGCTTGTCCTCGACAGCAAATTCGTCTGTGGACGTGGCAGCCATACACACGAGTATGTGTGTGGCGTGGCCACCATCCACGTCCGTGTCACGAGGCTATTCCTCTTCTTCTTCCTCTTCCTCTTCTTCCTCGACTCCGTTGTCACGCAGCCCAAGAGGACGATAGGTGTCGAGCCCAGCCGTCGCCAGCAAGAGACCTTCGATGGTCATCAATGTCTCCATGGAAATACTGAGCCCGTAGTGCTCACTAACTTCCCGCAACACTGCGATGCCGATGCCGATGACCAAAAGCCACAGCCTTGTCGATTGTTTTCTATTCTGCTCCATGTGAAACACCTCCGACTGAGTTATACTCCAATTGTCGCCTAATTGCGCGGCACCCCCATCATCTTGTGTTGTTCTTCCACATCACGGATGATGGGCAAAGACCTCGAAATCGAGTTCGATACCCGCGAAGGGGGCTAGGTTGCTACCTCCCCCTCCTTGTGCCGCTGGGGCGGCCACAATCAGCATTAGCTTACCGTACTCATGGGCTCGCTGATCGTCCTCTGGAATCGGGTTTGCTCCGCTGTCAAAATCCCAATTGTAGAAACCATTATCCATGGTCAGTCCGGTTGTCACATGGTTCAAGTTTTGGACTCTGCCGCTAAGACCGTCGAAACTATTACCCGCTGTGAGTTGGGCAATAGTGACGAACCCGGTCCCATGAAAAGCCGTTGGTGTGGTCGTGGCGTGCGGGTAATTCTCGCCGACAATTACATCTTGGTAGGACACGAGAGTCAGCGACGGCAGTAGGTCTGCCGGTGCCAAAGCGGTGCCAACACCCATATACACCCGAATCGCCTTCAACAGCACGCGCGGCATTTGAGTGAAAAGCCCTCCTCCAGATGCCGCGTTTCCTGCATACTCGTTCAGATGGAGTAGGAGGAAAGGCGGGATGCTGCTCCCGCCTACAATCTGCGGCTGCACATAACCGAGTGTCAGGTGGAGTTGGGGCGTGATTACGGTAGACGGGTTGATCAACTGGTAATTCCATGATTGGAATGCCGCTGGTCCGACGAACCGTCGCACCCGGTGTCCTTGCGGGTCACCAGTCGTATTGCTGCGGAACATGATGACGTGCGGATCAAAGCCGGGGAGGAAGTTGAAATTGCCAGTCAACGAAAGGTTCGCGAGCATGTTTCGCCCAAGCGCACCGTTGAAGATGATTGATTGGTTGTCACCAGTACCAACTGCGGTGAGATTGGCGGGTGAACCCCCAGGTATGCTGTCTATTTCGACATTCCCAAAAAGCCTGACAAGGGGCTCTGCGCCGACCTGGACCCCTTGTTGCCGACCAATGTAGACGCCATCGACAGCCGCCGATCCTGGGCTCGGCACACCGGAGGATAGGACGACAGAATCCCATCCGATATTCGCATTTCTGCGGACATGAAGATCGCCTGGTCCGACTTGTGCGGCTCCCGGTGTTTGCACGCCACCGCCGTGTTCAACAAGCTCTGGCGAGTTGAAGAACAGGTCGTGCTCGATGTTGAATCCACCTTTGAATAAAACATCCAAAGTCTCACCAGCTAGGTTAGGGCCCGATGTGCCATGCCTCGTCGCACGCATCGCGCCAAGCTGAAGCTCGCCAGTGCGGTCGTCGCTAGCCCCCTGCTGGGGAACGGGGAAGTTGGTGTTGATAGCAGTGAGCAGCATCACGTTGCCCCACACATTCACTTCACGAGGCTGGATGGATAGCGGGTAGGATAGGCCCACCGTAACTTTCGTCGGGACTCCACCGAAATCTTCATTGTAAGACAAATGCGTGTTGTTGAAGACTCGGAAATGATCTTGGTGGAGCGTGCTACCGTGTGGATTGTAGTTGTGATCGATGTGATCACGCAGGATCAGCATGCTTACAGGCGTGCCACCGGGTATGGGACCATCAATATCGATATTCGCCGGATTGAGCGGATCTCTGTATCCACTCGTCGTCGGCATCGGGCTGTACCAGCCCTTGGTGTAAGTCGCTTCTCGGAGCGATTCGTCCAAGCCGAGAAGCGTATTGATCGTGCTCGCAGCGACGGGGGCTACTTGCAGTTGGCCACAGTCCGACATCTGAAAATTGAGGATCGCAGCCGGGTTGTAGACTTTGGTGCGTGTTAAGACTAAGCCGTTGTTTGGCCCAAGCGTTGCCGTGACCCCATGGTCATCAGCCGGATTTCTGTAGGCGGCATTGATAGAGGCTAGCAGCGCGTCCGCATCAGCCTCATTGTTCGCAGTCCATTGAGCTGTCCAAGACAAAATAGCGTCAATGGTGACGATCAATGTCTCGTTGGTGATCGCCGGAAAATTGTTGACTAGATCGATGGTTCCTTCGATGGTCACCGCATCCGAAACCGTGTCCCCACCGGGTGCAGGATTGTTAACCCCTTGGATGCCGTTCTGAACCGACTGACCTCCGATCAAGTCGGACAATTGTCGCCGGATTGCACCATAAAATTCGGCTGTCGATTGCACACCCCAAGTGAGTCGGTCTGGACTTCGGTCACTCAGCGGAATTAAACGGTCAGACCTCGCAGGCTCGGCCATGCCTTGAACACCCAAACGACCAGCATCTCCCCACGTTCGACTCTTCGCCACAAACTCTGGCTCTGTCGGTGATGGTGTCCAATTGATGCTGGCCCAGTTCGTCGGGCGAAGGGGCTGGCCAGCCAATTTGATGTTGTGCAACACGCCTTCAAACAGCGAGTTGGTAAGCTCTGAAATGGTACTCGTGGCCCAGTCTGCCCCGTCCCAGACAGCGAACCCGACCATCGCCCAACCATCTTCGGCTACGGCTGGATTGGCGTTTTGTGGGTCCATGCTCGTAAGGTCGATGGACTTGAGATGGACATTCCACGAAGCCGACTGCCGTGTGGTCACAGTCTGCGACAATTCAGATGCAGTCGAGTTATTCCAAAACACACGGGCTCCGGGTGCTGCATCGTCCCAGACAGCAGAGACCCAGATACCGTAAGGTCCAGCAGCAAGCCCGCTTGTGTCGATAGTGATCGACGTGTCGCCTTCCAAGCCGATGACAACTCCAAACTCGCTGACAGTGTTTGGATCTGGATCCGTAACCCCGACTGCGCCGACTCCCGCTACGACAGTCAACGACTGTAGCGTTCCAGTAACTCGGAACGGGCTGTAGAAGATGCACTTGTCGTAGCCAGTCAGGCTGTCAACGAAGTAAGTGCCGACCCCGATGAGTCCTAAATTCTCCTCGCCAGGCTGACCTGTAACCGTCGCAGCATACTGGTGCCAGAAGGCCAGCTCCCACTCTGCACCCGATGGCGACGTATTGTCGTAAGTCGGAGTGTGGATCTGAGCTTCGGTGTGCTCTCCACGGTCGTAGTCGCCCGTCACACACATCGCCTGAAGAACTTCACGAGTTTCCGAACGACAATTGGCCTGGACTGCCGTGAAGTCCGGCAAATCGATCCGCTCGTTGGGGTGAACCTTTACTAAGTCTTTCTTGCCAGCCATTACAATTCCTCCAACTCAATTAGCGATGGGATCACGCCAGCCGCAGTGATCACGTCTAACAGCCCTTTGATCGTCGCGTGCTCGTCCCATAAATAAAACGGATACTGGTCGTTCCCATCCTGAGTCCAAGCCGCCTTGAGCTGCGAACTAGGAATTGTCGTGTAGTCTAAGAACACTCCCAACGGATCCGGCAGAGTCCCGCCAACCATCGGATCGGGACAGGTAACAGTGAGATTCGGATTGTCGAGGACCGACCGATCCATGAACAGATTGACGGCTGCAACATTCCCGAAGTTGGGCATCACTCGAAAGCTGACGCCACCGTTGTCGCTCGTAAACGGGACGACATTATCGAGGAAGATGACGTTGTTGTTGTAGTAGCCAACGATGTTGAAAACGCCCCAGTTGTTTGGGTTGACGCTGTCGGTGATCTGGAGTCGGTGCCCAACCATCCAACTCTCAAACGACGGGAAAGGCGTGTAGAGCCGTTGAGGATATGCCGACACCAGAACTCCACCGCCTTGGATGGCTTTGCCGAGAATAATCGCAGTCCCACCGATGACTGCTTGGATCGTCCAATAGTCGTTCCTGTTTTCAAACCGGAGACCCTTGCCAACGTCAGTCGGCACAAATACTGGATTCATCGAATCCGCGCGATCAGGATTAGCGGCAACAGTGCTCACTGGGAATTTCGCCTCAAGAAAGTTGATGCCTTCGCGGTTAGGATCATCATGCGCCCACATGCCGTAGGCGAGAGCCATCTCTTCTGGAATGACGACGACGCTTCCAGCGATGTCAGCAGGATCGATCTCCACGCGATTGGACATGAATGCCTTGCCCTTGTAGCTGTCAGTGAGCGAGGAGATGACGCCAACGAAAACCTCGTTATGGTGGGTCCACTCTTCCTCCCATATCTTGTAGAACTCCTTACCCTTCAAGACATCCATGATCTTCTCGATTGAGTAGATCGTGGATGCGTCAAGAGCGATCATCACTTTCAGCAATTCTCGAAAGAGCAAATCCGACAATCCGAACGGACGTTCGAGTCCGTAGTTGCGCGCGATCTGATCGAGATCAGCACCCTCGGCAGTGTCAACAAAGAAGGTAAACTTGAACTTGTCGAAATCCGTCTGCGGAGTGGCGTCGTCACCTTGCGACGGGTCAGACGACAATAGGAGAATTACGTCGGTTTCCTTGACCATCACGGACAAGCCGTCAGCAGTTCCAAGCAAGCCCACGCACTCCACGTCGTTGATCGCCCAATTGTCGCCTGTCGAAACGCTATAGCTGTCCTGCACCCAGCGGATCATGATCTCACCCGCAAAGTTGAGATCAACCTTCTCGGTTTGCCACCCGATCAAATCACCCCAGTTGGCGTCGTCGGGCACATGGGTCGCAACAACGATCCAGTTCGCACCCGCGTCAAGGCTGTACTCGAAACGTAAGTTTTCGAGCGGAGCAAGTTCAGGCTTGTCCATGTCGAGCCCCGCAGCGTTGCCGTCTTGGAACTCACCTTGCGCGTAGCCGTACTCAACAGAAACAGGACCGATGATCTCACGACTCAGGTAGCGCTCTTCGGGCGAGTTGCCTCCGCTCAACACGTAGGCTTTGTTAGCTGGAGCCGCCATCCACTCGTCGCGCACCTCGCCGGGTGCATTCGGGTTCGTGAGCCAGTCACCGATCCCGCCAGTGAAGTCATCCGAATAAACGACCTGATCGAAGAACGGGTTGTAGTTGGTCTCGACATCGTAGAGATGCGTCGTGTCGATCCCGTTGTAGAAATGCCGCGCACCGTTGACGACGATAACCCCGTGGTCTGGCCACCGATGCGTGCCCTCGACCTCCAGCGTGCGCTCCCCGATCTGGTGCAGCTTGGTCGAACGGATCAGAAGGTATCCAGATTGCGAATACAGCTCGTCGCCAAACGTCGTGCTGATCGCGTTCCAGATTCCCGGTCGGCTATTCTCTATGCCCATCGATCAATCCTCATCTGAAATCTCGTAGGGTCCGACATCGCGCGGCGGTGGCCAGTGCTCGCGCAAACGATAAAGATTCGTGACGAACGACCTGTGGATTACCTCCAACTCATCGAACAGCGCATCTTCAAGAAGCCCATCCGTAGAGTAAACATGAATATCGTAATTGTCGTCTATTGGCAGCGGAGGAACCCAGCAACGCATCTGCGTCATCGAATCCGGCTTGCAAATGTCGGCTCGACCGACGATGCCGGAATAACACCGCTGCGGCTCAAAGTCGGGATCCTCTTGGCGGTAGATGTCAACGAAGTAGTCTTTTGTCGTCGGAATCGAACCCGTCAACTCGATCTCCCAACCACCGTCATCACCGACGACAATTGGATTCACGAGTGCAATCTTGAGAACGATTGCACCCGACGAAAACATCCCGTCACTCGATGTCGCAGTAGAGTTGCCGGCGATTCCGGTTTCAGCAAGATCCTTCGAGAACACCAGTTTCCTCCTACGTTACTTTGACCGTCCTGTAGGTCGAGGGTGACAGGTCATTCGGGTCGAATGTCGCATCGAACGCATACGAACCGATCGACAATGCACCCGTCGTGTTTGTGTCGGCTGCGCAGTCTGCGGCATTCGCGTAAATGTAGATGACTCCGCTTTCTGGAATGCCGGCTGAATTGTGTGTCAGATACCTGATCCGCATGTTGTGCTGACGAAGACCCAACATCCTGATCAGTGCATCTCCGAACGTGCCTGGATTGTCGTGATCCACAAGCAGTGCATCAAAGAAGGCTGCTGGATTCAGCTCGGAGGCTTTGTAGCCCCACACAAACAGCTTATCCATCATGTTGATCGTGATGTTCTCTGTCTCGTCGCTGATCCGTTCGAGCTGGAAGAACCCATCGCCATCGTCTTCGACAGAGACAATCTTGACCGGGGTGCTTTCATTGGTGGCGTCAGAAACCACCATGCCGCTCAACGTGGCGAACTCGGTGTTCTCAGCAGGCGGCGGCGTAGTCGCGCCGCCGTAGAAGTGGCCAATCGCACTCATCTGAGCGGCAACCCACATGTTCTGGCCCGTCGTCGTTGCCTTCTTCAGCAGCACCGCAGTCAAAGCCGCGACACGCGCGCCCATCGTCTGTGGGTTGGTGATGTCTTCGTGGTCTGTTGCCAGCCGATCCCAAACGTGATCTGCGATCTCCTCGGCAGCCAAGCTGCCCAGCTCCATCGCGTCGATGGCGGCAGTCGCAATCGCGTCCGCGTCGATCGCATCCGTAGCAATCGCCGAAGCGTCAATCGCACCCGCCGCAATAGCGTCTGCGTCGATAGCGTCCGTAGCGATAGCAGCCGCATCAATCGCGCCAGCAGCAAACGTGGTGTTCGTGATGGCACCGGCAGCAAACTTAGTGTTCGTGATGGCACCGTCCGCAAGCTCGTCAGATCCGATGGCATCTGTCGCGATGGCGTCGGCATCGATAGCGTCGGTAGCAATGGCGGCAGCATCGATAGCTCCAGCCGCAAACTTCATGTTGGTGATGGCACCGTCCGCGATCTCAGAAGATCCGATGGCGTTTGCAGCGATGGCGTCGGCATCGATAGCGTCGGTAGCGATGGCATTGGCATCGATTGCCCCCGCAGCGAAAGTAGCCGCGTCAATCGCAGCGTTCGCAATGGCAGCCGCGTCAATCGCTCCGGGCGCGAACTTCGAAGTGTCAATCGCTTGATCCGTCAGTCGGACACCCTCACCGAAAGTATCGAAAGTTCCAGATCCAATATGAGCAGAGAGGTACTCATCCCAAGGCGCATCCATGATGATCTGCGTGCTGTGGGAATAGGATTTGATCATCCCCCCGATAGGCCCGACTGTAACCGTTCCGGTGTAAGCATCCAGAAAACCGAGATCCACCACAGTGAACACAAATCCTTTGCGAATTTCTTGATTTGTCATTCCTGAAGCTGTCAGCTGAATGTCCTGATAGTAGACACCAGGAACCCCCCAATAAATTGGCCACCCGGAAGGCGAGGACGAGAACAAGCCGTTGGTGTGCCGAACAAAGTCTTGGTCGTACATCCGGGGCCTGAAGGCATCGAGCCGTCGCGGTGCCCAAGGCCAGGTGGCCATGCCGTTGGCGAGAAACTTGTTATCGCTGTGCCGCTGCAAGGAGAAGGCGAGGCGTGTCAAGAAACTGGGATGAGTCCTAGTCCTGCCGAAGAGGTCAGTCGCTTGGTAGAGAAGACGGATCGAGATGTCCGCGCCCACTGGGCCTTGCCCGGCATTGTTTGACAAAATGTGGAAACCCATGTTCTTCATCGTTCTCTCCAGTCAGTCAGCCAGTTGGCCCAATTGTCGCCGACAATTCATCCACTCAAGCTAGGTAAGGGGCCGCCGCCGCATCAACCGCAGCCTCATCAGCCGCCGCAAGTACGGCATCAATGTGTCCTTGGGCCAGCGCCCTCTCTGCCAATACAGCAACAGAAACAGCAGTCACGATCGCCGTCAAATCGGCGCTGTCGGTAATGCCGTAGGCCACGCGCTCGTCAAACGTATAGACAGCGAAAGGGTAAACCACGAGACCGAGCGATTCCATCGCCACGAGCTTTGACCAATCGGACTGGCTTGAGTCCGAGCACGAGAAGAGGTTGCCAGACGCAGCCGGGTATTCCGCCTGCACCTCGAAACCAAGACGCTGGCCTCGCTCGTAGATCAGTTGACCTACGATCATGTTCTTGTAGCTATCCAGTGACATTATGCCCTCCACCGTAGCTTGAGCCATACGACGGGTTCACGGCACCTGTCGTTGTCCACAAACACTTGCAGCATTCCGTTTTGGTTTACATCTACATCAAGCGTCTTGTCTGAATCCCCGACGCGGTTGTTGGGCGAGAACAGGTCTGCGCCAGTGCTCGATCCGTTGCGGCGAACCTCGAAGGTGGGGTCCGTTGCCTCCTGTCGCCGGGTGTACGCCAGCTCACAGATCGTTGCGTCACGCGATAGCCAATATCCACGGGACGAGGACAGGGTGACATCCCCCACCTGGAGGTATGAGTTGTCAGCACGGTCGTGGGAAAATACAGGGCACCACACCTCTCGCGAGAGCCACTTGACCCGTGTGTCGTCGTAGAACATCCACAAGCCGAGCGCAGTGTTGAAGTACGTGTCACCGGGGGCACCGTCTGGCGGGTCGGACGCCATTGGGCTCACCGTCTCCGCTGCCGAGGCGACGGGTGCGGAGATATTCAGCGATTGCTCCTGCGTCAAGTCGGCGGTTCCGTCGTTGAGAATGACCGTGCCCGCTTGAATATAATCCTGAAGCTGTCGGTCTGACTGGATAGCGATGACGGTGTTGTAGTCGGTCAGTGTGATCTGACCCCCGGCTGGCAGTTCCGCATCTGGAACGGATAGCCCGCTGATCTCCAGACCAGCACCCGACATTTCTTTGACGATGATCGTGCTCATGTGTCTCTCCAGCGTATTCTCGCCCAGCCCATTACGTTAGTCGTCGTCAGAAGCCCAAGGTTGCGAGCCCCAAGAATATCGTTCTGCGAGAAGTCCGCGTCCATAGATACGTTGTGCCCGTTCACGGCTGACGTTGCGATGTTCCCACCCACGATTGGGCTTCCCGTGGCTGTGATTTGGAAATTGGTTAAGACTCCAGGGAACTGGGAGAAAGTCATGCTGACGAGCGTTCCGTTCCACTCCGCGTAGCGCCCCCATCGAGAGAAATACGCGAAGCCACCGGGGCCTTTGTAGAACGCCCCGCCAGCGGTAGAGGCGGACCCAAAGAACAGGTCTTGCTCCGCGATGCTTAGCCACTTGGCGCGGGTTCCGTCGTACATCATCATCATTTTCATGGTGGTGTTGTAATACTGATCACCGTCTTGAGGAGCAGGCAATAAAGGGTCCGTGCTCTGAGCGTCGTGGGTGTATCTCCAGTGATCAAAGTCGCGGACGATGTTGCCGTTGTTGATGAGCGGATTCCACCTAGTGCTCTGATCCACAAAGACAGTGGTGTTTGCTGCAACCTCCAACCCTGCTGCGGCGGATCCACGAAGCCAACACCCCTGAAGCCGCACCACCAGGGTGGCACCAGTCGCGAACAACCCGGCAGAGCTGTTGATCCAACAGTCCCTAAAATTCATTTCCCCGGTGGCGGCAACGGTGACTCCGGTCATTGACCCCGCAAGCTGGTAGATGGCCACCCGATCAAGCGTAATCCATGCGTTGTTTGAGGAACCCGTGCCCGCAATGGACACCCCAAACATGGGACCGGCAGCCGATGAGGTTATCTTGAGATCGTGGGCAACGGACGATTCAGATGTGGTGCCTGGAAAGGAGACCGCGAAGGAGATCGCTCCAGAAACCTCCAGGGTGAGGTTGCCCAGTGTGCAAAAGTCACCCATTTCCACCAACGTGCCGCCACCCGTGTTGCGGATAACGCAGCGGTCTCGCTCGATCCCCTTTAGCGTGACCCCGTTTGAAAGCACCAACGGAGGTTCGTTGTAGATCCCTGGAAGGACCATGATGGTGGTGCCCCCGCCAGATGCAGCTGCGCCAACCGCAGCCGCTATGGTGAGGAACGGCAAGTCCAACCGCCCACCGGCACCCGTTCCGTCGTTGCCGTTGAGAGCGTCAACCCAAATTACGTTGCCAGTGTCAACAGTCCCGCCGCCCCCGGACAAATTCGGGTCGTAGTTTGTGAACGGAACGTCGCGAACATACGAATAAGTTGAAAACGGAATTGTCGGCATGGTTTCTACTCCGAACCTGCGCGGTCAATCCAAAGACTGATCACCGCCAATGTTTGCAGCACAATATCGGACTTTAAGTACAAGTTCATGTCGGCATCCTCGTCGCACTGATACCAAATCTCGTCTTGGATGACGGCGTTGAAGTATTCCTGATTGACATCCTCATTGCCGTGAAGAGGGTACAACCCATACATCACAGGAGGCAGTGTGTTAGGACCGCCGGCAACATTGAACCACGCATTGTGCGGCTGCACCTCGATCCGCGTAAACATGAGCGGCGACTCAATCCGAGAAACCACCCCCTGTGGATCGCTAATCTCGAAAGCGTCGATAAGAGGGGTGTGGATCGAAGCCAGCCGAAGTTCGATCTCGGTGGGTGGGGAGGCTTCCCATAATGCGAAATTGGGATCGGCGACCGGATAGCCAGGATAGAGCTTCAACGCGATCTTGCGAAGCCACCCAGCCGTAGGAAGCAGCGGTGGATCAGGCGGTAACGGGCCGCCTCCCGCAATACAGTCCTGAACAGCCTGGGGAAGATCGCCATACGTTGTAAACGTCCGTGGGCCGTCACGCTGAACGACGTTCGTGAAATCTTGAAACTGCCCGGTGACCGAATCAAAGCCGCCGGTCGTCACCAAATCAAACCGTTGTAAGGTTTTCGACATATCATGCTCCTGTGAAGATAACGTCAACGGACTTGATTCGGCACAGCTCGCCCTCGCCGATGATCGTGTTGACCAGAATGATCGGCGAGCCACCAGTCGTGAAAATCACATCATGGACTCCCGACACTGCTTGCATCACAGCTACGATCTCCGTGACGATTACGTCACCATTGATCGGCAACGCATTGATGTACCCCAGCACAGCCGATCTGCATCCGTCGATAACAGGCTGTTGCTCGAATCCCGCATCAACCTGAATTGTCGCCTCCAAAGTCAGTTGAATGATCAGCGGGGGTAAACACTGAACCTGCACGCCGGCTGCACGGAATCCGGGGAACTCTTTCCGGTCGTCAACATCGCCTTCGATGATCTTCTGGGCCAGTGCCAGCAGCCCTTCGTACCACTGATAGCGGATGGTCACCGCATCACCCGGCTGCAAACCCTCGACCTGTCCTGGCACCGTCCCGTCTGGAATCCCAGACGGACCATTCGAGATGAGCGTGAGCTTCCCAGATCCGCGATTGATCAGAACATCGTAAGTGCCCGGTGCGTCCACATAGGGGTCGCCCACCACGAGCAACGTATCCACACCCATGAGCCCACCGACCCACCACGTCACCACAAGCTGCCCACCCGGCACATGCGGTCTGTGGATCGTGTATAGCCTCACCTCGCCACCCGATGCGCTCGTCACCACGACTTCGGGATTGAGTCCAGTCGGTGCCATCGTCACTGGGTCGAACTCCAGATTATGCCCCTGGATCTCAGCCGACGTGCCTGTCCCGTCATCGACGTACAGCAGCACCTCGCCCAGCCGTGGCGGCAGCAGCTCCACCACCGAAGCCACCTGTATGCGTCCGTGCAGGGGTAGAGATGCCCCTAAAACCGCCGACTCCAAGGCGAACGGAGTTGCCCTACTGAGTGACCGGAGATACGTCTTGACCCGCTCACGCAGCGAAGCATCACTCTCTAGGTCACTGCCCCCGGTGATCAACGACGTATTCTTCACGCCATCGACCCCAGCAACGGGGGTCACGAACTTGCTGATGCCGGTCGGACCTCCGGTGTCGTACAGTGGATCCCAGTCGGGTAGGCCAAGATCAGCCGACAATTTGCCAAGGAACAAAATGTTGCCGATGTCGCCCGGTGCCAGCGCACCCACGGGAACCTCGTCTGAAGATGTCTGCCCATTGGCGATGAACCCCTCGTCGATTGTCGTGTAACTTTCGCCGCCATCAACTCCGAGTTGTACTCCTTCGGGAATGACGATGCTGCCGACGTTGCTGGCCCGATAAAAAGTGACCTTACCCGTCGCATTCACGGCGGGTGCCCGACTGATTTCATCCGGGTTAACGTCCGCAGCGCGTGAATCCAGATCACTGCCAGTTGCCGTGTCGATGTCCCAGATGTCCTGCATTCGGACCATCTGGTAGTGCAGGTCTTCCAATTCGCGGGCAAACGCAGCGATGATCGTGAGTAGAACACCACCGTCTTCAAGATCGTTGAGCTTCGTGCGGGCGACAATTCGAGCCGCCATGCGGCGCACGAAGTCGGGGAATGTTTTGGGCTCAAACTTCGCCATACCTACCTCAAATCAAGCTCGTCGGGATGCTGATCCCCTCTGAAACGCCGATCGGAAATGCTGTGACATCGATCTCTACCACATCTTTATCAATTGTCGTCTTTGTTTGTCCAACCCTAAGAATCCGAGAATCCTCCAGCACCGCAGCTCGCACTGCGAGCTGGATAGACTGGGATTGCCACCACGGCAGATTCAGCCCAAGCATCCTCGGCAAGCCGTAGCGCGGAAATAGAGGCATCGTCCCCTGCTCTGTCCAAACCCGCATTTGAGTAGCTTGCACAAGGTTCTCTTTTCCGCCGACAATTGCGATGTCCCGACCTGTCGAGTGATCGATAGGGATGTCCACCACTGGCCTACCTGGCATCGAATCTACCGTTTCGGTGAGTGCGATATTCACCCCCCACAGAAGCTCTGGAGATTGTCCACTTTGAGCCCCCATAGTTTTGAGACCTAAAGTCGGGTTCTGCTTCTTAGGGACGATGAGCTTGTCGCCTGGTTTGATTGTCCCGTTGAGCCCAGTCGCAGTGATGTATGGGTTCTTGAGGTTGTTTGCGAGAACGATAACCTTCCACAAGCCCGCATCGCCGAGATACTTTTCGGCAAGACTCATAAGCGTATCTGTCGCGCCAAGAGCGATGGTCTCCGCACCGTCGTATTCGGGCAACAAAGAAGAAGTTTGGAATGAGGAAAGGCTCGACTGGATGTCAGGATTTACTAGCTCACTGGCAGCAAAATTCGCCTTTGCTTGAGCATAAGACGCTGAATCGGTGTTGTCGCCACCGTGCATGAGAGCAAGCTCCACTCCGTCTGTTGCCGCCATCAGAGCTGAATGGGCTACGCCAAGCGGACTTTCCGAACCCCCCAGTGACTCTCCCGGTGGGAATATCTTATGAACTTCCCGGTTGAGGTCGTCTTGCGCTTTCAGCAACTTCAGACCCAAGTCCTCGAAAGACCGGCCCAGGCTCTCACCAGCGTCTTTCATGTTCTTAGTTTGCTCAGCAAACACAGACAGATTGGTGAAGAAGACCTCGACCCCAGCAAGCATACCGCGCACTGACCCCAACACTGCGCTCGCTGTTAGCGCGGCATCGCCGAGAATCGCTGTTGCCATCTGCAACCCAGCAGTCACATTCGATAGAAACTGCCCAACTTGGCCGATAATGCTGCCATCTATTGACGGCTGTTCGATCTCATCGGCCTCGCCAATGACTTTGAAAGAGATGCTGAACGGATACATCAGTCGCGTCGTGATTTCTCTGGCAATGGAGACAGATTCAGGAACGACGACAAAATGATTGCTGTCCTTAAAATTGTGCCAAGTCATCACTGTTTGATTTGCCCACCTCGGGTTTGCCTTCAAGTGGGCATACTTGTCGAAAATGTGATGAATCATTCGCAACGTCCACTGCGGTCCAGAGAACGGCCCATCAATCGTCGGAAGATGACCCTTCGTAAACTTCACATCCAACGGATGTGTGCTGTCTGATCCGTACTTCGCCTCTAATCCAAAGTTTCCGCTGATCCTCAGATCAAACGGCCCGTAGCCGGCTTCTTCTGTGTAGATTCCACCTAACGTCGGTGTAACCCGCTGACGGAAAACGCGCGTAAGATCAAGCCCCTGCGGCTGAACTGGGAAGGTGAATACGGCTGTCTCGCCAAACATGCCTGAGAATACGTCAGTCGGCATCTTCAAAGCGATGACATACGGGAAACAGCCGGTATATCTATCGTCCTGTTGAATCGCTTGCCGAATGTCTTCGGCGGCACGCGCGAGCACCCCCTTGAGGGGGATCCCCATCAAGTTCCAGAGTTTGGTTTCACCCCCTTGTGATTCGCCGAGCAAAGGCATCTAGGCCACCGTCCCTGTTCCCGAACCCGACAAATACGTTTCAGCGGGTGAGGCTCCGACTGCCGTATTCACAACGGTTGTCGTAACGATTGCGTTGGCGATAATATGCTCCATGTGCTTGGTCGCAATCGCCGTGACCATCCCATCCAGATGCGTCACCACGCTCTTGCCGATGGCTTCAGCAAGGTTGTCCATCGCGTTCGCCATGTCGCCGTCAGTCCATGCAGGCTCGCCGACAATTGCCTCCAGCTCGGTCAAAAAGTTCGCTTTCAGCTCTTCTTGCCAAGTCGGTAGCGCAGACGCAAAACCACCGACCGCGCCCCTGACTTCTCCGTCCAATCCTGATCCGTTCAACGGCATGTCATGCTCCTCTCAATGCGTCGGTAAGTAGCGCGGCAAGTTCGTTGAGCGGATCACCGGCTGCGCCCCCACTCAGCGCAGCAATTGTCGTCGGTGTCTTCACGAGCGGGATGCCGAACAACGCTGCTGCTGCCGTGATGACTGGTGCCCACTCTGTCAACAGCCCTGCAAGATTCTTGAGAGCTGAGGCTGTCATAAGTTTCTGAAGCGGAGCCACGACTGGAACCGGGTCTCCCAGCTGAATCGAATCGGGACCACCTCCGGTCACCACGAGTTTTGACAAGAACGGCAACAGCTCAATTGCCGCCCCTAGCGTGTTGACCGTGAACGTAACGGTCGGAGCCAAAACTTCCAACGTCGGATCGGGCGAAGGGGTCTCGCTGCCATCCGGTAGAACAGTCCCGCCAGTTTGATCTTTGATGCTGACGGTGACCTTCCCGCCATCCTCGACTCCGGTCAGATTACCTCGAATCGTGCGCCGCCATTTGTAGTCAGGCATGTCCAACATCGTGGCGACAATTGTCGCCTGCGGATGCGGCAGTTGACCGATGATGATCGGATAGCGAAAATTGTTGTCACGCCATGTCACGAGAACACAGTCACCGTCACAGCTTGACAGATCAGACGGCTCGCCCTTCGACTCATCCAAATTGAGCAAACCGCTCGTAATGTCCACCGTCGCAGCTCTTGGCTTCCACAATTCGGTATCCGTAACCCCATGCGAACGGGTCATGACCTGCGCGCCGACAATTGGGCCAACCAAAGAACCCGACCCACAGAAGACATCACAGAATATGCCCGACCCACCCGAAGCGTGATCTGTGAGACCCTTTGACTTTGGAGAGCCTGGTGCCGAGATGTCGTCGCCAGTATATGTCGCTATCACGAACCCCATCACGACCATCCCAGCCGAATTGAGCGCAGTAGTCGGCAGCCCGCCCTCCTTAGCCGTCGTTCCTGTAGCTGTTGAAGCATCGTACCGTGCGCCTGGAGTTTTGGTTGCGCCTGCGAAAAGTTCAGGCTGCACTTCGGCAAGTCCGAATGCCGTAGAGCCATACCCAAGATTCAACCTGTAAGGCTTGGTCATGAGTCAGACTCCCCATCCATGTTCTTTGCATCCGGCTGCTTTAACTTTTCGAGTGCGGCTTTTGTCTTCACCTCAGTCTTCGCTATCCACTTTTTCCGCATAGTCATCAAATCGTCAACACGCTTGTCTTCTGGGTAGCCACGTGTGACCTGCAACTGGGTCTCCCCGGAAGGACTGATCCCGGTGTCCCAAGAATGCTGAACTGCTTCGACGTAAAACGTCATACACGTCCCGCAGTCGAGCCCATCCTTCTCACCGGAAGGGATCAACGGAAAAAGAGGAGACGGTCCCCCCGTGATCACAGCCTTCATGCCGACCCGGATGTCAGGACGACCAGTTGCTAGCGTAATCACCCCGGAATAGTAAAACGGATTGAGAACATTCCAGTCCGTAACCATGCCGATCCATTCTTGCGACTCCGTAGCCCAATCCGCCATCCCCCCTTTGCCTGTTTTCGTTGTTGCAAGAAAGTTGCTTTGAAACTCAAGTTGTTTCATCCCATAAACCGACATGTCTTCAAGGTTCACATGTGGAGGCGATAGTGGGAGGGACATCTGCTGCGACCCATTGGGCGGCTGCACGATGATGTGGATGTGATTCACACGGTTGTTGCCACGCGACACGCTGATACCCTTGACCTGAACCAGCGGCACGTCCTTCGGGATAAGCTCAAACCAAGGCGAGCTAGTGCCCTCCTCCCCGTTAACAAATGGGCGTTCACGAAAGAAGAAAGCCAAGTTTGAATTTGCATCGCCCGGATCATCCGTCACATCGAACCAGCATTCATTCAAAGACGGATTTTGATACGTCGTCGCCCACTGCCAGATCGATAACGTCTGCGGTGGCTTGAGCACTTGAGGGTCGTATATGTACCCACGTCCTTCGCTGACGAAGGAGTCCCAGTCGATGACATCGGCCCATTTTTTGGGCTCGTCGCCGAACAGCCCTTTGGGAACTTTCGGAGGCAACCCGTAACCAAGCCCTGTCCCAGTGCCCACTTTGAGCAGCTTTGGAACAATGATCCCACCGGGACCGCTGACCACATAGCCTGGATTCATGTCGTCCGCAGTCATGGCTTGCGCAACAAGCATCCCGTGAAGATTGGAGTTCAACGCAGTGTCATAAGGATTGAAGTAGCAAGGCGTGTCCATAGCCGCTGCACCGATGTCTCGACCTGAAATCACAACGGTGCTTTGTATTGTTCCATGGCCATCCACTGACAGCCCCACAGTAATCTTGTCGATCTTGCCGATCATCACCAGAGAAGTGAACCCTGTGTGCCACATCGCCTCGATCCGCACCCAGTCTCCGTCCCCTAGAATGTTGTCCCAAGTCGCTCCCGCGTAATCACCAACATTGATGAACGGAAACAGTTCCATCTGCCACGTCCCAACAGGATCGGTGATCGATTTAGTTGTCGTGAGCGACTTCAACGACGAGACCAGATTTTCACCAGACGCATCGCCGAAAATTCCCATGCGCCCGGATCCATCCTTACCGGCTCCTGTCTTGAAATTTGCCCCTGACCCCATCGCGTCAACTTGACCGGAAACAGAAAAGGCGTCAGAAATCTCTCCCGTATTCGCCATCATCGTGTACTCGTATTGTCGGCCAAGAAGTTCTTGTTCAAAAGCAAAGAACGTAATGATCGGAACATTACGGGCATGACCAGACAAACCGAGACCACCAAGGTCTGGTTTCTCTCGTTTTAACTCTTTGCCTTCCGCCATGCTGACTCCGCTTACTTGAAAAGTTTGAAGATGTCTTTCAAGCTCATCCCGCCATCAAGTATCTTGTTGAAAGCAGCAGTCATTTTCTCAATCTTATCCGTAAGTTTGTTGAGTGCCGGTCCTAACACCTTTTGGACAGCGTTTGACAGATTGAGCATTGTCTTCTGAAGGGCAACAACCTGCCCTTGAGCCTGCCGACCCGCATCGGCTCGTGCCGCATCGAGACCCGCTGCTGTCCTCATTGTGCTGAGTGCGCTTACCGGACGTGCCGACTTGCGCATACGCGGGATGATGTCACGTCCGACAGTCGAGATCCCAGCCGCATACTGTTCCGCTCCAGGCTCCCCATAACCGAGAGCATGGCCGGCTTGGGACATGCTGATGTCACCCATCCCCGGAATCCCCTGGAACCCTTGCTGCATGAACATCGATTGCACAAGCGGAGAAAACCCACCGACTTTATGCTGTGCGATAAACTTAGCCATGATCTCGTCGGAGCCCAATCCGCCGCCTGCCCTTTGTAGCTTTTGCTTGCCAACAGCCATCCCATGCAAGCCCGTCCCAGGCTCCCAGCCTGTCGAACGCATAAGAGCAAACTCCATCGGGTTGCTGACACCTCCGCGATAGCCAACCTGTGAGACCCCCGCGCCAAACGACAACGACATCCTAGAGGCAACTTGACCGGCTACACCCGCGCCTGACAGCCTCAACATAGTTCGCATAAAGCCTGTCGGGTCACCCTTCTCCAAACCTAGTGAATACTGCTTCTGCATCGCGCCCGCCATATCCTTGAGATATTCAGTCGCCTCAGAATCCCTAAGACCAGATACGACGGCAGCATACAAGGCGCGAGCCATGACATGCCGCGCGTCCTCACGCTTACCGGCAACCTTCTTCCACGACGGATCATCCTTAGACCCCAAATTGGCATAACGTGTGTCTCGCTGTGTCCCCGTAACTCCTTTCATGAACATGCCGGTAGTGCCCATCTCGACACCGTAGCCAGTGTTCATCATCTCAGCAAAATCGTATTGAGATTTGTTTGGACGTTTTCCCAAACCCTGGGCCTGGCCGAATGCCCGTTGGAGAGCTTCAGGGTTGGTGCGACCCCACCTTCGCCCAACAAGCTCAAGATCAGCAGTGCTTTCGTTGTTTCTGTAGTTTGCAGCCCAGCGAGCTTGCATGGCGGCACGTCGTGCTGCTGCCGCTGCGTTAACTTTCAGATCCTTATCCGACATATTACTCAGGATCGCCTGGACCTCTTCGGTGCCTGCTCCTCGATCCCTAGCCGCCCGAACTGCTTGGGCTGCTGGGCCGTCAGGGTCCATGCCCTTTGATGTGAAATACAAGTCGGGAATAGCCTTCGTGTATTTCTCATTCACCATGTTGGGCACTGTCTTTGTTTTGTTGATCCCGGCTGTTGTCCCGAAGCCCGCTTTTTCGGCTGCTTCTGCCGCGCCACCGAAAACGTCAGCAACGGCACCACGAGCCCCTGGGATTCTGTCCAAGATGCGGTCGCCGCCGATGGCCGCCATCGCTGGTGGAGTGAACCCGGAATTTACCCCCATTTCGGCGGCTTGGAGATCGCGAGCTAAGCCGCCACCGAAAGAGACCCCGGTGCTCACTTCCCTCGTGCCACGTTGGACACTGCGCGTTCCTTGGCCGCCTACGGTGCCAGCATCGCCTACCCCGGCAATAATCGCGGCACGTTGTTTCTTGGTCAAACGAGCCTGTATAGCCGCAAGCTGACTAGCACTGATCTTGGCATGAGAAGCGGGTGTAACTCCCAACCGGCCAGCAAACCCGCCAGCACCTCTCCCCCCAAGAAGTGCATAAGTGTCGCGTCGAGCACCTTGGTGCTGTACCCAATTTCCGTAATTTTGATGAGCGAACATGAGTGCGCCGCCCATAACTCCACCGACAATTGGAATCGTGCTGAACAATTCAGCCATCGCTTGGCCTGAAGGCGCAGGCATCTGGTAACTGCGAACACCCTTTGTCCGACGAGATGCACGCGCGAGCAATCCCATCTTGGCTGCGCCGCCACCCGCACCACCACGAGAAGCACTCTGCCCGGCATGACCACCGCTGCCAGCAGCTCCACCAGCACCACCGCCAAAGCCGCCACCGCCGAAGCCAGCACCGGGTGCGCCCCCGGCACCACCGCCAGCCTTTGCCAACCGCTCAAGCTCTCGGCGCAGCGCAGCCGCTTCAGTCTTAGCTTCTCTAAGCGTGTTCTTGAGATTCTTGTATTCGCTGACCCCTTTTTTGGAGCCGACAATTGCCTCGTTGAGCTTTTTGAACTCACGAATGGTGACTTGAACCTGCTTCGTGAGTTCCGCGAGAGCCTTGTTGAAGTCTCTTGTGGTATCCCGCTTGAACGTCTTCCGCAGCTTTTGGTCGAGCCTGTTCAGTTCTCGCGCATTGACCTTGATGTCTAGCTGCGTAGTGGTGATTCCGGCACTCGCCACTTGCTACTCCAGTACAGGTGTCATTCCTGCGGCTATCTCACGTTCCCATTTATCGATCTGCGGATCCCCCGTTCGTGCCGCCTCGCTCCAAGGCACTTTCCCAAGTGTCGGCGGACCCCAGCGGCGATTGCGCTCGATAGTGGTTGTTTCTGGATCTGAATTGTCGTCCGCTGATTTGGGATCAGCGATCTCATCCGTGAAAACCAGAAACGCCAAAAGTTCGACAACCGTGTAATCCTCGAACTCTCTAGGCGGTTTCCCCGTCTTCTTCCACCAAACCCACGATGTCGCCCAAGAAATGTCATCAGCTTTCCATCTCGCCTTCGCTACCTGTTTCGGATCCTGTGCCCCAAAACGTAGCCTCATGCGAGACAACCTCCTTGTAGATCGCCGCCAACACGCCTACGTCGCGCACCTCATCAAGATTCTCTGCCCACTCAGGTGTGGCCGATAGGCTGACCGCGAGATGCGCCTGCATCTCCAGCAGCATCCCAGTTGTTTCATCGAGTGCGGCAGCTGCGACACCACCGGCCATCCGGCTGCGCGTAAGGCCGACCGTAGCGCGCTCACGAATCGTCAGAATGTGCGACGTAAAAGAACCGGACCAGTGGTAGCCACGACCGTCCGTGTAATCGAGAACGAACGTCTTGGTGGCTTCGACTGTACCGTCCGCACTTTTAGCGTCGTTGTCAGGACCAGACTTTTTGACTTCCTTCGCCGCTTCTCCCGCAGTCGGTGCATCAACCGGCTTGAGTCCGGTCGTTGTCCCGTTGCCCCCGTTCGCCTTGCTCTTGAGCTTTGGCTTCTTCGGCGGGTTCTTGCGCCTGCGCTCGGCTCCGATCCCATCGACTTCAGCCTGCGCTGTAACTTCCTCTTCGCTGATCATGTTTGCCTCCATGCAACATGGACGATCTCAATTGTCGTCCGGTTCTAGGTCATGTCGGATTCGTCCTTGCAACGGATAGCGACCATCGACACGTTGGAGCCGACGACTCCGCGCGCAACGACATTCATATTCCGCTCCGAGATACGGACACCTTCGATGTTCATGATCACCAGACCACCATTCGCCACGTCTTCGATACTGGCAGTCAGATCGCCCGACGCGAGAATGTTGGTAAGGTGATCTTCCGGTGTGGTCCCTTGTTTTGGAAACCAACCCGAACTCTTGATCGTAGAGCCGACAATTCGCACGAAGTCGGCGGTCATCGACACCTCATAATCGGTGGCAACATGCTCTTGGACTTGGATAGAATCTAAAACTTTAACGGGCTCATAGGTTATCATTTCCCGAACCGTCACGCCCGTTGCATAGCCTACCTTGACGCCGTCGATTGAAAACTTCGCTCGTGCGCCTGTTACTACATTTCCTGTTGCCATCTTTTAGACCTCCATGTCCTCTAAGCACCAGCGGAGAACGACGACGACACAAGGTGAACAGTCGTTTTGATGAAGTTGACTGGGATCACCGGAGCGATCTCCACGTCAATTGTCATCACATCGTTGTTCAGCTCAACCGTCAAATTCTGCCAGTTCGTAATTGCGCCGACGTTGATCAACTGACCCAAGACACCAACTGAGATACTAACCGTCGCAGTAACGGTGCCAGCAAAGCCCTTCTTCCCAATCATCACTTCGAGTGATTGACGGAAGTTGTAGACTGCATAATTGACAGCCTCGTTCACGCTGGCTTCGATATACGCGAGGTTGTTATCGATGAGATGCGTAGTCACGTTGCGAAGCCACCGAAAGCCCTTGTTGGGCACCTTTTCGATCATCGCGAGACCAGCCTGAATCAGCTCGTGACCGTCGTCCTTGATCGTGTAGCTCGAATCCTCAATTGTCTCCAGAATGTTGAGGTACTTGAACGTGAGCGAAGTCCCAACGCTTGAGCCCGCCTGCATTCCCGCAGCTACGCACGCAGTGAACGGTGGTTCCATCTGCTCCACTGCGCCCAGTGTGTTGAACCGCTTCACGTCCTGAATATACAGACGAGCATGCCGCGTGTTGAGCGCTAGCGAAGCCGACTTCGCATCGTTCAACGTCGTACCGCTCGGTGCCCCAAGCAAACAGTCTCGTTCGCTTCTTCCCGGTCCACCCATGTAGTTGCAGTGGCTCACGGTCGCTGCGTGAATCGCTGGACTGTCGGTCAGAACCACAAGCGTGTTGATGCGGAAGTCACGAAGCAGATCGAGAGCAGCCTGCCAATGGCTGAACATCGTCGTCCCCTCGATCCCACCGCCGAGTGCGATTGGGTTGGGGGTATTCGCGGGTGCCTGCGTGCCGAGAACCTGCGCAGTGACGTAAGCAGAGCCTCCGTTCAGAGCCTCCGCAATCGCCTCCAGAATCGCTGTCAAGCCCGCCGCGAGTGCGCCTGTGCCCGCCGGTACGCTCGTCACCTTGTCCAGATTCGAGACATCGTAACCTGCCGGATTCGGCTCGTCCGTGGACATCGACCAATCGCCAAGCGTGGCGAAGAAGTCTGACCAGTCTTTCAGCGTGGCATACGTCACCACTGGCAGGCTGTAGAGGTCGGCGGTAAGAACAAGATCGGCTCCGCGTAGGTGGCCCGTCGCCACTCGCTCTAATGAACCCCAGGTGCTCGCAGTTGTTCCGTTCGCGCCTGTACCAAGATCGACAACTTCCATCTGCGGTGCTCCGCTGGGATCTGTGCCGACGAGCAGCACATCGCTCGTCGATGCCGTCGCCCAGTCAACCGTGTTGCCTTGGATCGACAGGTCTTGCGCGAACTCTTCAAGTCCTCGCGAAAGCTGCCCCACTGTCAGTGTGAAAGCCAACACGGAATCCTGCTGGCCGGAAACGCTGATCGTGCCGTTCGCCGAAGACGACAATAGAACTCCGTACAAGACCGACCACGTTCCAGTCGATGTCGCCGCAGCCATGCCGGTCAGGACCACATTCTCCGATTGCACTGCGCCGAGATTGTCGAGCCCGTACAGCGTTGCCGTCTGAATATCGAGCGCACTAGCCGAAACAAGCTCGATCTGGTCACCACTGTTGAGCAAGAGCCCGCTCGCCTGCACCACCTTCGCATCTGCGACCATCCCGGTGCCAATCGACGTGATGGCTGAGTAGCCCAAAAGCGCATCGACAGGTGTCGTCGCATTCAGGATTACGATCTCAGACTGATCCGCTCCACCGTTGTCCTTGCCGTAGAGCACGACCGCTTGAGTCACACCCGCTTCTGAAGTGAGCGTCACCGTGCTGTTGTTCTCGGCCAGCTCGATTGGACCTGCAAAGTCGTTCAGGCCGAACTGAAGCTGACCTGCCGCAATCGTGAAGACCACGGTCGCGCTCATGTCCTCGAAATGGACATTTCCGGCTGCGACTCCATCGAGCTGCGCGGCGTAGATGGCTGACCATGTGATCGCCGATGCCACGGTATTTGTCCCGTTGAGGGCGAGAACTTCACTAGCCAGAAGTCCCGTATTGTCGTCTTTGCCCCACAGTGTGATCGATTGAGTCGTGTCCCCAGCATCGGAGCTTTCGACCGTGCCCATATCAGGCAAAGTGCTAACGTCAGACTGACCCACCGACGTGACCACCGTAGTGCCCTGGTACTCTCCGAGAGTTTCGGGGATCGTCTTCGACGCTTGTGCCGTCAACCCGGTCGCTGGATCGAATGACGCATCAGCCGTCCAGTCGCCCGCATAGTCGAGACTGACCTTATCGTCCGCACCGATGTCGTCAAAGTCTTCGACCTCGGACTCAAACTCGATGATGAGCCGTTTGCCTGCCACCGTGCCGTCGCTGACCTGCACACGGATCTTCTCGGTGAACTGCCCCCAATCGCGCGATGTCAGTAGCAACGAATTGCCCGCATTGTCGTCTAACAATGTGAGAGACGATTGGGTCGCCGGGTTGATCTTGACGAACTTGACCTCTTGCGCACCACCCGGAATGTCGGGGTCTTTGCTGGGGTCGAATAGAATCTGTCCAGCCTCGCGTACATCGCCCGACCTGAACAGTCGCCCGATCTTGCCGGGGTTGCTCACGCTCTGGACAATCGCCGGCTCACCGCCTTCGCACTCGCCAAGACAAGCCACGATTCCAGATGCGCCCAAATTGATTGTCGCCAGCCCGCTTGCATCGACCTCGGAATAGCTGCCAGGAATGGAGGTCACTCGACCATTGAAGTAAATTGTCGTCGCCATCGTCTTCCTCCTAGCCCAATCGCTCTGGGCTCGCCTGGTGACTGCCGCCTTCTGGGCCACGACGACAGCCGTAAATCGGTTGTGCCGCGAACTCTGCAAGCAGGGTCGTCCACTCTTCGGCTGGCCTGTACTGGTTAGTGTTCACACCCTTCGACTTGCAAAAGGCCGCGAACGCATCGCCGCCTTTTGGGAACAGGTCCGACTTGTTGCCAGCATGGGATGCCGTGATCTTTGGCCCGCCTGTCGAGGCTGCCTTTTTGGTCCCCGTGACGCCGACTCCAGTCGAAGAATCACGTCCTCGCAGGATCGGGGCTGCTACAGCCGAACTCGACCCAGAATCAGAGGCGACAATTGCCGATTTGGTGGCGGGGGCTCGTCTTTTCCTTGCCATTATTCACTCCTCACTTGTTGCGCGAGTCAACAAGAGATCCGATTGTCGTCCTCGCAGAAAACATTACCATGCTCAGCTTTGCTTGCCTACCGGCGAATTGTCGCCGAACAATCTCTAGCCGCTGAAAATTCATGAACCTGTCCCGATAATGTGCATACCCGGATGTGAGTTGGGATCGTCCACATCTTCATGCACCATCGGCAGCACGGTGCCTTTCGATTCGGCCAGCCCGAAAGCCGCAGCCAGCGCATCGTTGTCCACCCACTGCTCCTCGTATTCGACGGCGACAATTAGCCGACGAATGAACAGATGATCGGGTGCGAATTTGGGATCGGGTGCAAGCTCTGCCCCCGTAAGCAACGGATCGTAAAGATGATTCTTGATCAGCCACTTGCACCCCACGTTCACGATCCGCCTGACAACCCGGTAGAACGCCAGACAGATGTCGGGATGTTCAGCGTAAATATGGATCCCGTACTGCCCGTTGAGCCGTCGCTTATACAGATCGAAGTCGTCAGAGTCGTCGCCGATCAGCGGACCCTCGTCAAATTCCTGCCCCAGCCCCACATAGTCCTGTTGAACCGTTTCCGTCATCAGCACGATGGCGATGCAGGGAAACGGGCCAGACATCCGTGCGTAGCCGCTGACGACGCTGGGGGGGTTAGATGCCCAGTAGTCTTTCACTACTTGGCGATCTTTGACGCTCATGCCGATCAAGATTGGATCGAGCAAATCAACATCGCCTGAAATCGCACTGACACCCGTCTTCAACAGGGTCGCGATCAATTGCTCTGGGACAGTAACAGCTGGCATTAGTCGTGTGCCCCCGTGTGTACGGCAGTGGCGAACCCTCGGTTTCCACCCTTCATCATGCCCTGGAACATCAGGTTGGTGATAGCCGGGATCTTCCGGGCTGCTTTGTCGAAAAAGTGATGCGCGGTGATCCCACCGTGAAACCACGAGCCTGGATCTGAATTGTCGCTTACCCGCCGGAAGGTCGAATACTTGTTTTGCGCAGCCGCCCGGTAGGTTTTCTCCTGACGGACCATCCCGCCATAAATGCTCGACTTGTGCTTGTAGCCGGTATGGCGGTTCTGATGAGTCGGAGCACCCAGGTGAGCTGCTGCGTGGTGGCTCAGCCGCTCGCCCCACTTAGTCCCGTGATCAGCATGGGATTTCGTTGCCGTCAGCTTCTCAGCCGCCCGGTGAACCTTCTTTCCCAGCATTTCAGCCTGCGTGCGCGACATCCCCCGTTTGCGCTCTAACCCGCCCATCGGAGTGCCCACGCGCCCGCCCGTCGTTCCGGGTGTACCGTGGCGGAAATGGACGGTGTTGTACCGGATCCCGGTCTTGCCTACTTTCGCATTCGGACCAGACAAAAGAGCCGGCTTCATGTCGCCGCCTGCCCAGCCATGCTCGATCATGTTTGGCATCTGACCCGTAAGGATAATCGACGCAAACGTCTTGGGTGCTCGCTTGAGGTCGGTAGGCGAGACCGCGAATTGCATCAATTGGAGAGACGAAACGTAGTCCTGCTGCGAACTGTTCAGAGTCCGCGTTGCCTCGGCAACGATCTCAGTCTTCACCGCCTCGGCTATTTCCGGCAGCATCCGCAAGACCAACTCAGGAATGATCGACAATCCGGTCGGGATGTGAATCTCTTCGACGTGGATCATGAGCCCGCCGCCTGTGTCATGTAGTCCAGCCGAACCTTGAACGTCGTCGGCAAATTCTGTGGCTCTTTGAGACCCTTCAGCCCTTCCTCCGGTCCTCGTAAACTCTGGATGCCGTAGGTGGCGTCGTCCACAATCCAAGTTGGGCGACAATTGTAGTGAACCGTGAACAGCTTCCCGACTGTCGGACCTTTGCCGGCAAGAAACTTCATTCGTCGCGGCTCTGCTTTCGTTTCTTCCAGCATCTTGTAATCGGCTTGAGGAAAGTAGCGGACCTTATCCTCATCTGCGATGAAGTTAACCGACAATGGATGATAACGCATAGCCTCTTTTTGACCCTGCGTGGAGCGGCCCGACTTGCCAACCGCAATTGTCGTCCCTTGACCGCCAGACTCCAGCAATTCGGTCCACGCCATCTCCTGCTCGATCCCGATGAATCGATCCCGGTAGCTCACGCGCGCCTCATCCTGAAATGTCATGATCGCATCCGCGAACGTGAATTGCCCGAAGTTCTCGAAGAGACTCGGTTTCAGATTCGCCTGACCAAAGACGCACTTGACCTCGATGTAATCGACTGTCGTCGGGAGATGCCGCGTCTCCAGCGAACTGGGGGAGACGTACCACCAGCCGTCACCTCCGCATTCCGGGCAGGTCGGATCGAATGTGTCGGTCCCTTCCATGCGGCAAGGACACTCGACAGCTCTCGACCACCGAAACACCAACCCCAGACCTTGAATCGCTTTCGCGAAAAGCCTCGGGTCAAACGTACCTAGTGGCCCAAACTTGAGTTCTTTATCCGGTGGAGAACCTGCCATCAGCCCTCCTTCCTACACCACAACCATACGTGTGTTCTTGCCGTAGTAACGCCGCAAGTTAGGCAGCATTTCCTTGATCTCTTTTTGGTACTCGATTACGCGGGCACCGTAGCCAGAATTGGTCGCGCTCGAAGTCGTACCGATGTTCTGGGACAGCCCCGGAATCGAAATGCTCTTCGTGGCGATGCCAGCACCAGCGATCAAGTCGCCAGCGATGTTGAGCACGCCGATGCTCGCCCACATCGCGATGATGTGCTTGACATCAGGCGGGACTTTGCTGGGCTCGAATCCGGCACGATAGTCGAAATGCCAGATGCCGGGAATCCTGCCTGTGCGTCCCGACCACAGCGGCATGAGCGCACCCGGAATGATCAGCACGTCAGCGATGCTGCCGCGACCGGGAACGATCTGGATAACGCCAGAAGAGCCGCCATCCGTGAGTGTGACCCATTCGTTGCTGATGATGACCTCTTCTTGCATCGACGGATACTGGAAGGCCACCTTGTCCACGCGAGTGACCGGATAATTCCAGAGCTGGAAATACCCCCAGCGTCCCCAGTCTGTCGCGTAGTGGTCTTGAGTCTCCCTCACAAAGTCATGAGCGATCAGATGGATGTCCAGCTCTTTGCTCAGCCAGTCCGCACCCGCTTGAATGTAATGCTCGAACATGCGGCGAGGGAAAGGCTCGCCATCATCTTTTGTCAGGTCCGCTCCGAACAGGTAGATCGCCTTCAGCTCATCGACCGAGATGAGCAGCGCCTCTTCGTCGTGATCTTCCGTCGCGATGGGCTCGGAATACAGCGACTCGTCAAGCGTGCTGCTATGCAGGTACTTTGCGCGATAATAGGATCCGGCTAGCGCACCTTCGTGCGTGTGCTTGTAGAAAATCTTGTCGCTGTGCAGCTCAATTGTCGTCAGTGCGACGTAAGGACCGGCCAGCGCAAGCGATGACTCCACGACAATTGAATCGTACCGCTGCCGCACAGTCTGAATCGACTGGGACTGGACGACAAGATACGTTCTCCTGATGCCGTCTTCTTCGGTTCCTTGCGGCGCAGCTTCGACAGCCGGAATCAGCCCAAGCAGGTCAAATCGAATTGTCGCCTGCAAAGGGGCGATGAAGCGTCGCTGATAACCAATCGCCGGAATGGCCAACTGGTATCGGAAGCCCTGAATCGAATCCAGGCTGAACGCTCCTGCGTTGTCCGTAACAATCTCGACGGGATCCGCAACGACGCCGATCCCGCCAATCGACTCAGAGGCTCCAACTGACTCTGGCGATGGGGCAAGGCGAACAACGACGTTCTCGACACCGACGCCAGAGGCATCTTGGATGGTGCCGGTAATCTCCAACGTAGCCATTCACGCCTCCCATCCTTCTGTCCTAAGACCCTTCCATTCGCCGAATCCCGAACAAGGTGAATCGCGAGTCGTCAAAGTCCGCGCCCCCGTCGTCGCCGCCCGGTCGGAATCGCATGTAGTTGCCAGCACAGCGTGTCGTGACTGCGAAGTTGCGATCACCGTTCGCTGCGCCATCCAACGCTGTCCAAGGTCCGAGAAACGACAGCGAGGGATCCGCACCGACAAGCGGCACGGTGCCAGCACCACCCGTCTGCGTGTGCCAGTGCGTATCGAAAGAAAACACCTGATCGAACCATGGTCCCGCCGGATCCATCGCACTCTGGATCGACAACTCGAAGCCGCCGCCATTGGCCACATCGATATTGCCAGCGATGAAGATCGCGAACAGATCCATCGAGTCGAAGCCCTGCACGTTGATCGAAGCTGACCACGTACTGTTCGCCGACACATCCATATCGACAGCACTGTATTGGCTATCAATATCGATGCGTCGATCAAGCGGATTCAGGCCGCGAACCTGCGCGACACGGAGCCGTCTGGCCGACTGGCTGCCCGGATCGATCTCTGTAGGGATCGGAGAACCCGACATCAGTCAATCCTCCTATCGATGATCCACGAGTAAAGTTACGAGACAGGTATCCGCACCGGGATCCTGATCGATGGTGACAGTCACCTCGGTCGCCGACGTTGCCTCGACGGAAGCGATCCGCTCAGCATCTCCGACAGGGAAGGCCAGATTGCAAAGCAGCTTCGCTGTCTGGGCATCTCCACCCGCGACCGTGACGACGACAGTTGTGTCACCGTCAGCCACCGTGCCTTGCAGAATCTCGACGGCGTTCTGCTCATCGATCATCGATTGCAACTTAGTCGCCAAATCGACGTTGCCGTCTGGGCGATTCGACAACGACGGAAGGTAATCCCGCAGTCGCCTGGTCTCTTCGGTTGTGAGTGATGTCAGGCTCATTCCTCTTCCTCCTCCAGATCAATTCGTGCCTGGATCGCTTTGATGGCAGAGGATCGAGTCTTCCCCGACTCCTCTACTCCCAGTAGCTCATCCAAAACTTCGTCATACTCACCCGTGTCGAGTTCTTCTTTGAGGTCGGCGACGGAGCCGTCAAGAACAGCGAGATAGTCCCACTCTTCTTCTTCCTCTTCCTCCTCGACCTCGACTTCGGGCTCGGGCTCGGGCTCGGGCTCGGGCTCGGGCTTGGGCTTGGGCTTGGGCTTGGGCTTAGCCCCCACCAGCGGTGGCGGTGGGGGCTTGACCCGCTCGAACAACGCTGGTGCTACGGACAGAAAGGCTGCCGCATCAACGTCCTCAACACCCGGAACGCTGCTAACTGTCCCGTCAGTCTCGACCCGATGCAGCAATGCACCTGGCATCACCGCCTCGTAGCATCGTCCACCGACAGTCACCCTAGTCACGGTGGCTTTCGGCTTACGATGTCGGAGTTGAGCTGCCATTTGCATCCCTTCAGTCAGACGACAATTGCACCTTTACGCGAACGCACCCGTTTCGAGGTTGCCGATGTTGGTGTAGATGCCGTTCTTGTTTGGAGCCATGATCTGCAACGCTAAATACAAGACCTGCATCCAACGTATGCTCGTGTCGATGGTTGCCAGTGGGATCTTGGTAAACGGCGCGAGTTGTTTTATCTTGATGACATCGCTGGTTTGCGTGAGCATGTACGCCTTGTTCGTTCCCGGTAGGAAACGATTCATGTCAGTTCGCGCCGTGTCTTCGCTTCCCGGCTGTACCGGAATCTTGAAGATCAAGCGTGCCGTCGAGATGTCCGCGCCAGCGACGGTGCGATAAACCTCGTAGTACGTTGCTGCGTTAGCACCGCCGAACGACGAATCGCGAATCGTGAAATCGACCACGTTGTCCGTAGCCGTAACGGTCGCGGCTGCGGCTGCATCGACGGGTGCCGTCTTACCGTGACGGTTGCACGCAACCACACGGTACTCGTACACACCGACTTCGCTAGTCGTGAAGAACGCGACCTCGCCGGGATTCGCATTGTTGAACGCGCGAGCAGCCGGATCGGACTGCCATGACGGCACACCCGGAATTGCTCCACCACCGATGGCTCCGACAGCCGGAAGACCGGAAGTCGGAATGAAGATGTCGCTGTTCAGTGAGATGTCGCCGAACGGAGTAGCGATCCCCTTGATCGCGATGCCAGCCAGCCCATTCTTGGGAGCGGGCAGGTCGTAACGCTCTTTCGGGTACAGGATCTTGCTCAGATCCTTCATGGGTGCCGGCGGCAACCACAAGTCGGAAGGAGCACCGTAGTTTGGCTCGGAGATCAAACGCTCGGTCATGTCAGCAATGTGATCCTCTGAGAGAGGAGCACCACGCATGTCGATCACGTTGTCCGTCGCATAGCCGCTGTACTGACCGTCTGCCTGACGGACGTTACCGAAGCTGTGTACGAGGGTCTTTTCCAAGCCGTCGAACTGGATACCTACGAGGTCTTCGTCGCCATCGAAAAGCGAACGCTCCAATTGTCGTAGCAGGAACAGCGTTCCGTTCACGGTCTCGCGAGCGACGACATCGCCGTGTGCGGCTTTGAGCAAGCTCATGACATGGGTCACGCGCCGCGTAACGCCCATGAACTTGATCCGCGTGTAGTTACGACGGTAAGTGCTGTCGTCCTCGGTCGGCAGTTCGCCTTCCGCCATGAACGACGCAACACCGGAGCCGTAACCGAGAAGTTGGTTGAACTCCTCGACGGTATTGTATGCGCTATCCTTGTACAGCGCCTTCCAGAATTTGACGTCGCTCGCGCGATACGTGACGTTGAACAGCGTCGCGTCGAGACTCTCGACACGGAGCGGGAAACCTTCACCAGCGGCAACAGCCGGGGCGTTGATGTCCGCGCCAGCCGTCAGTGCCTTATTCAGCTCACTGACATCAGTTGCAGATGCGGTGCCGCCGATGAGTCCACTTTCTGGCGTTCCCATCGAGGCATTCGCAAGACCTTCGTAATCTCGCCATGAAACAAATTCACCAGCCATCGTCTTCTCTCCTTAGATAATCAAAGGGCGAGAACGCCCCTTCTTGGGGTCAGGATGCTGCGCCTACCTGTCGGATTGCAGCCATCACGTTTTGAGGGATGTTTCCAGTTTGCTCGAACAATGCCGTTGCATGCGTGATGCGATCCATCGCAGCGTCGTCAGTCTGCTCACTCGCGTGAATCATGAGAGTCCGAAGACCACTCTTGATGTCACCTTTAGTCAGGTCATCGTTGCTTTCACCGATCACAGACTTCGCGAGCTGACGCGAAACGACTTGACCAGTCGAAGTTTGAATTGCGCGTCGCGGAGCCGGCGAACCTTCGACGGTCTCGACACGATCGCCCAGACCCTTGATGATTCCGTCCTGCTCGGCGATCACGTTGCACAGACCTTTCAGCAGAGAGCCCTGCGCCTTCAGCAGCTCGCGCGTTGCGCGACCGTCGCGACACACCTCAGTCTCGACCGCATCCATACGCTGGTCGATGCCACCGACAAGCGACTTCAGAAAGTCGCTAGCGTCCACGAGGTTCGACGTGTCTTCGTCTTCTCCGAGAACGTCCGCAACACTCTTGCTCAGAGCCTCGCTATTGTCGTCTTCGTCTTCGTCAGCCCAGAGGCGTCCCAGCTCTTGCCGTTCGCTCTTGGAAATGGTGCCCGAATCGAGCCTCGCCTGGAGAAAGGACTCCCGGCTATTGCCGCTTTCCGACAGTGCCTCTTCGACGGCTGTGTACGCTTCGACAGACTTCATCAAATCTGACACGGATACGTCGCCCGACTTCTTCGCCTTCTTCTTCTTCTCCATGTCTTCACCTTCTTCTTCCGACTCGTCGTCGTCGTCCGTGTCTTCCTCTTCGTCGTCGTCGTCGGGGGAATTGTCGCCTTCTTCGACGGGCAGCGCTTTGAAAGTGTCCTCGTCCAGAAGTTCGTCGTCACCGCCCTTTTCGAGCATGATCTCTGAGTATGATTTGTACGTCAGATCCGCTGGGCGCATTCCGCGCGCCAGCACTGACAACGCCCGACCTGCTGGGGTGAGCCCGCCTTCGGGATCCGGCTTTCCGAGTTTCTGACTTGCTGCTGCCATCGTTATCTCCCGCTGTGGCTGGCCCGGTCCACGATCAGTTCGACCTGTTCAGCCGACAATTGAGGTTTCATGGAGCCGACAATAAGTCGAGCCTCAGATTTTGTCATCTCCATTTCGACTGGTTCCTTACTGAACTCTGCCATCGCATCGGCCCAATGGTGGGCGTAGTCAATTGTCGTCATGACTTCAGGCGTAGCCCGCACTCTGGCCGAATTGTCGCCTTTCGTCAAGTGCGGGTTTTTGCCGGCCACACCGCCTTGATTCGGCTGACCGCCATCTTCGGACGGAACTGCGCTCAGAAACGAGAGCCCGAACTCTTCTGCGATGGCTTTCTTCTTCTTCTTGCGTTTCTTCGGGGTCTTCTTTTGGTCGTACTGAGAACCGTCCAGTGATTCTGTTCGTAGCGCGAAACCGCTATCGGTCGCGCCTGCTTCGCTGCCGACCGTATGCCCAGCCGACAATGCCTTGGCAAGCGCAATCATCTCGGTCGAGGTATTCACCGGGCAGTGCGTGATCGCCACGTTGCGAACTTCGGCGGCGACAATACGCGAATTGTCGTCTTTGTCGCGACGAAGCACCTTCCCCTCGATGCTGAAGCCAAGCCGTCGCTCTCCTCCAGTTTTCTGGAGTGCGGCGCACAAGTCGTAAACACGGCGACCTTCGTCGGTGTTCAGCAAATAACCCTCTGTCCACCAGCCCTTTTTGTCCGCACGGCGGCCATTTGGCAGCATTGCGCCCTTGGTCACTTGATACGCAGCAGTCGGATAGCCCAGGACATCAACAGTCTTCTGCCCGTGGTTGTCGTTGAACCAGCCATGCGCCAGGAACGGGCTAAAGTCGAGACCGTCTTGGACGACAACCTCTTGCTGGCGATCGAGGTCTTGCGTGCTGACGACTCCCCCAACGCGCATCGAACAACCGTCTTCAGCTTCAGACTTCTCCCAAACGCTTAGGGGGATGTGGAATTTGAAAGCTCGGTCAGACACCTGGGATCCTCATCATCGGAGCACCCCGTTGACGACAATTATCGTCGGGCCTTTCACCGTCCTCCGAAGTTTGTCTTGAATTGTCGCCTTTGTCAACCCCGTCGCACACGCAGAGCTGGGATAACACCGGGCTTGTTGGCTAACAACCCCTTGTTGAGCGCACTCGCTACGGCGACAACAACATCTTGTTTGCAGCTAGGACACGGGCCATGGATCTCACCGTTGTCGGGGTCCACGAGCACGATGCCCAAGCGGAGCCGAAATCCGCCATCGGTAGCTGCGCCACCAATCGACTTGCAGCAATGCGGGCATCGAATCTTCATCAGTAAACCTGAAGCCCCAGCACACCCGCAGCCGAAGCTACCCGCGAACCCATGTGGCAGCGGTGAACGGAGCACGCCTTGGCGACTCCACGAAGCACCCTCTGTAGCCCGTCAGAGCCGTGGTGGCGCATGATGTACGCGCAGGTTGACTGGTGCTCCAGCCAGTCAACCAGCCAGTCCAGACGGTTGGAGTCCCCTTCCTCGTAGAGCCGGTCGAATGCCGAGATGTTGGGCAGGGGTAGATCGACCTCGCCGGGCAGCCCGGTCGGTCCAGCTGACCAGAGAACGTGCTCCAAGCGTAGCCCTCTTGGAAGCTCAAACTGTTTGCTGTGTGGCATCGTCATCTCCTTTCATGAGTTTGCGAGCAAAGTCGAAAACTAGGCGAATCGCCTTGGTGATAACAGTGCTGCTAGCCTTGGACAGCGACAGTGAATCGACCTGCTCAAAATGGCCCGCGACCGAGAAGTCTGTACCTTCCTGCACGTTTCGGATGATCTGTTCAAAGCTGATCTTGCGGCTTCTGCCCATCGCTCGGGTGCGCCGCTCAGTCGCAACGGGGTGCTCTTTCTCGTAGCCGGTAAAAACGCGCTGTGGGTCCGGTTTCTCACCATCCACCTTTTTCGGATGGTGAACATGAACCTGGCCAACATTCCCAGATGTGCCCAGCACTCGCACGTTGACGAGGTATTTCTTCGTTTTAAGCACCGCTCGATCTTCGGGAGTCAGCATGTCGATGAGGCGATTCTGGACATCGTCGTTGGAAACGATGCCACCCATCGGGCCAGCCTTCATAGCCTGCTCAACTTCGTCCCGCTTATCCTCCATCCAAGTAAAAATCTCGTCAGCTCGAATCGCGAGGTACACCGCAGCAGCATCGTGCGAACCCGTGCCCGTCGCGGGGTCGTGCTGAACGAAGCCTGCATCCATGACAGCCTTTCGCTCCGCTTCGGAGAGTTGGTAAATCGTGTCGCCGACTGTCACCGCTTTGCCGTCTAGCGCGTCACGCACTGCGCTCTCAGCATTGACGCAGTGCATAGGCCCGCCACGCGCTAGCGAGGCGTAAGTGCCTGACTCAATCTTTTCGGCGAGGTCTACCATCTCCCCCTGCGGAATCGAGATCACTGTTCCGGTACCGCCAGGGATTTTCCGTTTATTCAGCTCATTTAAGAGCTGATACTGGGTGTTTGCGCCAAGCGTGGCCGCCGTCGCGCACTTGTTGGCCAATAACGTCCACTCGGCAGCAAGCCGGCGTATCTGGGAGCGCGATTCGCTGGACGGTGGGGCTCCAGGGCAAAGGCGAGTGCGATAATCCTCAGACACCTCAAGACAGCGTGTGCGGATCAACGACAAGGCACCCTCGAACTGCATACTTTTAAGCTGCTCGCCTTCGCGTCCAGCGATAGGCCCATTCAAAGTGAGCTTGCCGATATGGCCGACTGGGCGGTCACGCGGACCCGCCTCAAAGATGGCAGCTTCCATATTTCTGATCTTGCTGAATGGCCCGCTACCGTCGTACTTGGGCCGACCCTTGTCGTCGTACTCCTGAACCATGAACGGGATCTTCTTGCCGTTCTCGTCCAACTTCGGTTGATTCTGGTCGTCGGTCTCCCAAACAGATTCACCCTTGTGATTCTTCTTCTGAGACATGATGGCGCGACCCAACAGCTTACCTTTGACGGCTGCCGGCAGCATCCGCGCGCACCGGGTCGTCCGCTGATCCTCTGCCATCGGGCTCGCCAACGTGTCGTACTTGAGCATTTCGGTGGCATTACCGAGATTCATTCCAACCTGCGCAGCATCGGAACAAACGATGACCTCGCAGTTGTTGAAAACCGTCGTCTGCTTAGACGACAATACAGGCGTGTCAGTCGCACCCTGTTTTGCCAATGCGGTGTACTCTTCTTTCAACGATTGAAGTTCTCTCTTCGCACCCTTCTGGTCGTCGTCAGCCATCTTGTTCGGATCCCCAATCTTGGCGATTCGACTCAAAATAGCAGCAGAGCGTTTCGTCCCGTTAAAAGCACGCTTCTCTGTCGTACCATCGCCTTTGGAAACCAAAACGAACGACTCCGGTGCTTCGATCTTGAACTGCGCGAAAATCTGACTGCGCTGCTCTGCCGTCCACTGGCTAAGCGCAACGTCGTCGGGAGGCTTGCGGTCACCTGGATAGAGCATCCAGTTCGATTCGTATTCTTTGCCCTTATCCCCAAACACACCCTTCGCGTCCTTCCACGTACTCGCGGGACGGGGCTCAGTGCATTTATGGACAAAGAGAGAGACCTCGGAATCGCGCTGTAGTGCATCTTTGACCTTCTGGAAGATCGCGACATTCAGCTCACGATCGCCTGTATAGGTCGCGCCAATATAGGTGACAAAATACTTGTCGTTGGGACTACCATTCTTGGTCGTCTTGTCCTCGGGATCGTAATGCGGCGAACCTTCGAGAACTTCGTTCACATCCCGAAAGCCCATCTGCCGCATCTTCGCTTCCATTGTGCGGCACGAGTCGAGAATGCTGTTACCGAACATAACTAGCTGACGCGCGCCATCCGGTCCTGCCTTCCCACCCTGGCTATAGAACCGGGTGACGTGATCCTCCAGCTCATCCGCCTTCGCGTTCTGGTGGGTACACGCTATGTCGAACTTGTTGCGCTCAGCACGCATGCCGGGGTCAAAGATGCTTTTGACGAGTGCCGAAACATCCTTTTCCTTGACGATCAAAACCTCGCCGGTCCCAAGCACGCGAACACCCGCTTGACCCACTGGTGCTGCGATGTCGGGATCATACCGAAACTGCGGAGGCACCCAGTTCTTACGCGCCTCTTTCGCAGCCTCGCGCTCTTCGGGTTGCAAACCGCGTGGCACTCCCGGCGGAACGATACCCGCAGCCTTCATCGCGCTAGCCGACAATTGGACTAGAGCACCCGACCTGACTGCCGCGAAACCTTCCTTGCTCAGATCCTTGGGCCTGTGATTCTTCTCATCCCAGTCTTTCGGCATGAAGACCACATGCTGCGATCCTTTGGGATCCGAAATCCAATTGTCGTCGGTCGTGAGCTGAACCGGATCGCCGCTGTGGTCGGCTGACCACGACTGCTCAATGATCGTAGGCGAAGGGTGGATCTGGAGCAGCGCTCGACCTTCCTCCAGCGAGATCCCAAGACGGTTGCAGACGTTCTGGAGACCTTCCTCCCAATCCCCGTCAGGCGGCTCAAGCTGAAGCTCCGTGCGCAGCGCACGCTGAAAGTGCAGCGCTCGGTCGATCTCATCGACCCGTGCAGCCCGCTGCCCCAGCAAAGCCTTCTGGGCACTGCCAGAGGACCGCCTGATGCGCTCGTTGATCTCGTCCAGCCAGTTGATCCCGTGACCGCGAAAACGCACACCCAGCTCACCCGCGTCGGGGTTCTCGATCTTCTTGCCTAGTGGCGCATCCCAGCCAGCATCGACCATGCGCTTCAAAGCTACCTTCGTCTGTGCTGCCGTGGGCTTGCCTGTGCCCTTGTAACCCGGCATCCCGGTGCCGATCCACTTGCCCGCAAGCTCAGCATACGGCTGCCCCAGAACTTCCTGGCAGTACAGATCATAGACGGCAGCCTGCTCAGGTCCGATCTCCTCGATGCGCTTAAACTTCCCTTTCGCAGTGCCTCTGGACTTGTCCATCAGTTCCGAAGGTCGGAACGTGGTGAAGTCAACCCGTGAGTTTGATTCACCACCCGACTTGTTAAAAGTGACCGTCGTCACCCTAATAAACTTCTCGGGATTGCCCGCTTTATATCCAATACAATTGGTGATCGCCTTGGCTGCCTTCGTCAGCTTACGTGTCTCCTCGTCACTGATGCGGTCGATCTCTTCCGGGTCAAGTCCAGCTCCACCCGTATCCGAACCTAGTGACGCCATATACAGGTTGAACAGCGTTTCCTGGATGCCCTTCATCTCTGCGAACTTGCTCTCCTCTGTACGGACACCGGGGAGAACCTTGCCTCGCACATCCTTCGGTAAAGCTATGTCCATCCACTTCGCGAGAATGGCCGCAAGCTCACCCATCTTTTCCGCCTTAACCGACAGCTTTGCACCCTTTCCAGATTCGCCAAGCTGCCCAGGAACGGGCGTCTCCTCCAAATACTCGTCAATGAATTTCTTGCTGGTCATGTCGGGCCATTCTTTGCCCTTCGACAATAACCGCACATACTCAACGAAGTCGGTCGGTGATGTCGTCATCGGAGTGCCGGTCAACAACATCAGCATCTTCATGTCGTCATTCCACTCACGCACTACACGATTTCTCTCAGCCGTTTCATTCTTGATGCCCATGTGAACCTCGTCCACGATCAGCCCATCGAATCCACACTGCTTGAGTTTGGCCGCATGCTTCGTAAAATACTCAGGACCGACGACAACCAGATCGCCGCGCGAACTATCTTTCATCGCAAGAAATTCATCTGCTGAAATATCGCCTGACCCGCGACCGACCACTTGCGCTCCCTCATCGAAATCGGCACATGCTTTACGCCACTGCTCAACGGTGTTGAGCGGAGCGACAACCAGCACACGCTTCGGATTACCCGGATTGCGCCGCGTATTGTCGAAAGGATTATTCTCGTACCAATCTTTGATGTCCTCCGCTGTCATCTTGGCTTTCTCAGCCGATGAGAGCTTCGCGCGAGCAGGACGTTCCATCATCATTTTCGCGGCGACAATTGCGGAGACAGTCTTGCCCGTGCCCATATAATGAGCAGCAAGAACTCGACCATCGTTGTCTATCATTTTCTGAAGCAGCTTTTGCTGATGGCCGCCCAACGTGAACTCTTCGCCCGATGGCAAACGCTTGTTGAGCCCTGCGCCCCAATTGTCGGCGAGATTTGCGGGATCGATCTCAGCCAACGACATCTCGTGCGCGTCAGCCGACATCGACTTCTCAGCATCCACAAGATGATCAATGCGCTGCTTCAGATAAGTGTCCACCTCGCCAGTCAACGAAAGCCCACCAAGCATCTTCCGCAACTCGGGGAAGCGGTCAGCTGGAACCTCGACCGCAGTGATCTCACCCCTCAAACCTGGAACTAGCTCTGGGCCTTGATCGGCAGCAACCGCTCCTTGGATGGCGAGGATGGAATCGGCGGACACACGTCCGTTCTTCGGTAGCTTGACCCGCAAACTCTTGTGCATCGTCGCGCCCGTTCTCGGATCGACATCGTGGTGCATGTAGACCAGCACCTCATTTTCGAGAGCTTCTGGCGTGTGTGAGCCCTTTGGCCAGCTCGTTGAAGAACGAACTGCGTCCTCACCGTAGCGAATAAAAGTACGACCCGGCGTGCCGCCGCCGACTTCGCCTTTGAAGAGGTAAGCAGTCGGATACGCTTTCGCCTTCTCCGATTTGTACGTCGATCGGTACGCCGCCATCGCGGGGACGAAGTGGGCATTGAACCACTCTCGATACACGTCGCCGCCATTGTACCACTCGGGAAGAAGACCCTGTTTGATGTAGCCCTTCTCAGCCTTGGTGAGCTTCTGCCCATCGGGAACCGGGTGCGACGGCGTCAAGTTTGGGATGTAGTTCCCAGCCAAATCCTTGGGCATGCGATCCCAACCAGGCTTTGGCGGCGCTTCACCGGCTTTCTTACCCATGATGATCCGCTCAAGACGAGCGACAACCGTCTTGTCCTCAATGACCGGATCTGTTTTAGCAGTGGCGTCGATCAGAACACGCGAACCCTTTGTAGGCAGCGCACCCTTTGGCGGCTTTGCAGGCGGGTTGAGTGTGATCTGCTGCGCACCGATGACAGCGCGTGCGCCTTCACGAAAAGCGAAGATCGGATCGTCCTTCAGCAAGTCGTCGATGCGCGGCTCATCTTTGCCAAGACGACTCGCCCATTCCTTGCCCATGATCTTGGGCTGGCCGGAACCATCGTACTCGACCTGCATGTGGTAGACGTGTTCGCAGTCGCCCTTCTTCCCCATCTTCCATTTGCCGTTAGCCTTCTGAATGCGCTCACGGTCAGTGCGAACAGAGATCCAAGTAGTGCGCTTTTCAGCAGCCGCCTTCTTGCAGAAACGACGCAAATCGTCGGCAGAGTTGATCGACTCACCATACGGAGTAAGCAACGCTGACCACATTGGATCGGAGACTCGGAAGCCTGTCCCCCTGGGATCGCGATGGCAGTCAATTGTCGTCGTCGTTCCATCCGGGTTGTCATTCACAAAACGCTTGGAATCGAAAATGGGCTCGACCTTGCCGGTCACATGGTTGACAGCCGTCACCACATCAGCACGGGTGAAATGTCCCTTGGCGTTACGCGCCATTTTGATCTTGATTCCAGGCTGCTTTTTGCGCAGCTTGGTCAGCGCAAGACGCTTCTGCTCGTCTGTCTGCGCGCGTTGCCACGCGCGCATCTCGGACTCGCCCGCCGTGTCCCAACGGTCGTAAGAGAACGTGCCAGACCTCTGACGGAACTCGCGACAGGTAAGCTCGTGCGGGCGCATAAGCGCAGGCTTTGGCGGTTTGCCGTTAGCGTCGTTGTAAGCCGCCTCCATCTTAGCCAGCTCATCGGCAGTCGCCTTACGTTCTGGCTTCTTGAGCGTCCACGCTTTGCCGCTCTTGATCGCAACAACACCCTTCTCAAGTGCTTTTTCGAGTAAGGCTTGACCGGCAGTAGTCGTATCGCGCAGAAGGAATTTTGGACCCATCTTGTCCACCAAGGCTTGGACCTTGGCTGCCTTGGCTGCGGACACTTTAGAACCCGACTTCTTACTCTTGAGACCTGTCGGGAGATCGAGAATGTCTTGCAGCGTAACGTCGAGCTTTTTGCCTTTGACAGTAACCTGCGCAATCTTCGCTTTGGGGTCGTCGAACTGGTCCTGCATCAGATGCCAGTAGATCAAATCCCGATCAAGAGGCTGACGGTTTTCGTCAAATACCTCTTTGATGTCCTCTGCCCTGATCACTGCGTTATTGGACGACTGACTCGGATCAGACGGATCCCAGTTAGGCTTTCCCATGTCCCCATCAACCGACTGTTTGCCATAACGGAAATAAATCGTCCTACCCCGATAAGACATCTCGAAGAATCGATCATGCAGCCGCTTCGTCTGACGACCGATTTTGTCTTCGTCAGGCGGATCCGCGACGTACTGAGTCTCGCTAGTCTGCGGGGGACGCGGAACAGCCTGGATCAGCTTGGCCACTGGCTTGACTTCTTTTCCGGCGAACCAGGCCAACCTCTCATCCTCGAAATCCATCTCGTCCAACCCGTCCAACTTGTCGAGTCTCTTTTGGACGGCAGCCTTGTCGGCTGGGCTCCGCGCTGTATCAAGCTCAGCCTTTAGCTTCTCGATCCCAACCTTGTCGGTCGTGAGCGGAAACATCTCATCGGCACCGATGAATTGTCGCATCCACTCATACGTCTTCGGGCAGCTCACGGACATCTGCTTCGGGTACAGGATCGAACAGGAAAAGCTCTCAGCGAACCGCTCCTTCATGTGGACATCACGACCCTTTTGAGTGATCTCAGCGTAAGCCGTGATTCCCGGCTCTTTGCCCTTACCCACGAGGTTCTTCTCGAAGAACGAAACCCAGTCCTTCCAAAGAGGCCCGTCATAATCCGGCCCCATATCGTTCGGACCTCGCGCACCCATCTTGTTGTGGATCGCGTGCGCCATCTCATGGACCAGAATATCTACAGAAGATGTGCCCGCATCGAACTGAGGAAGATGCTCCCCTCTCGGAGCGATCCTAGAACCACCCCAGGCGGGCTGTTTTACCCCTTTCCCCGGCGTCTTCCCCGACCAAGATCCGTCTGCGCCAGTCAGGTCGAGTCCCAATACGATCTTTGAACCCTGAGTCCCCCAGCCTCCAGCCATGCAATAAGCCGAAGCAGAACCACGACGGAGATAAGCGTCTTCGTCCTTGGTCGTCACCAGAAGCTCGGAAATAGAGCCGGAAAAATGCTTGCGTATATTCGACGGGATCTGCCGGAACCCTAAGTCGAGAATCCTGAGAGCGTGGATCTTCTGCCCGTACAATTCGTCGGGCTCACCTCCCAAGTCCGCATAATGTTCCTCGACCGCATCCTTGAAAACCGACTGCGCTACAGGCGACAATACAATCTCGGGCGGCTTGTCCCACGCTAGAAACTCGGTGACCAGATCCACGGTCAAATCTTTTAACTCGGTACGCGCCGCACGCAGCTCCGGGTGATCGCCCTTAAACTCGGAGCGCAGACCACCCTCATGCTCTTCGACAGGAGCCTGCGGGGCTTTGCCTTGCAGCTTCTTAACCTGCTTCTTCTTGCGCTTGATCTTGCGCGCCTGCGACTCCAAGAACTGCTTCCGACCCTCTTCGTTGTCGTAGTAGTATTTCCACCGGAGCTTGCCCTGCGACATCGTGCGGACTCGACGCCAGTATTTGTGCCCTGCTTGCGCGCCTCGTGCGAAGCCAACGCCCGCTTTCTCAAGCTCGTCGGGTGTGTACGTGGGATGATCCAAATTAAGCCCGAACTTCATGCCACGCCTCCTCGCCCAGTTGGGCAAACGCGCGTCAACGGAAACTTGCGAATTGCAGCGCCGAAGTGCTTGGGGTCGTCAGCCGTCACCACACCAGACATCATCACGTCCATGTTTGGGTCGTCACTCTCCCCCGCCCACCGTGTCCACACCGGCTGATCCATGAAGGTCGCTAGCTCAGCCCAAAACGAACTGTCGGCTACTTTGGCATCGAACTCGACAACACGGAACCCATGGTCAGCGCTCTCGTCGCGCTCCAGCGAACATGCCCAGCGGAACTGCGGACGATGCGCGCGGTAGTACCTGTGTAGGTGATAAATGTCTTTCTCTGCATCAGCCATTGTCATCTCCTTGTGACGCTGCTTCTTCTTTGGTGGGCACTCTGCGCGCCGCACCGGAAAGTTCTGCTCGATAGCGCTGCGCTGCTTTGCGGCCCGCCGCCGAAGCCGGATCAGGCATCGGAACCCGACCTGTAAATTGCTGGAACCGTGCCGGCGACATCACCTTCGACTCGCCGCCAAACGACGGACCTCTCCACGTCGTCGGATCCGATCCGCGTTTCAGCAGGGCTTGCATGTAGCCCCGCATCACCTCGTCCGCGTACAACCAGCTCGACTCTGGATCTGAGCCGGTCGGAATGGTCTCCACTTCGTCACTGCCAACGGACCTCGTTCTGCCGTATCGTAGAAATTCTGACAGCCGCTCTCGATCACGTTGCTCGTGATAAAGCTGACGAACCTCACGCTTCTCGGCAGCCGACGCTTTGCCTGACTTTTCCCTCTTCAGAATCTTGCCAACGCGATCACCCCGCCCTGCTCTCACACCAGCCGCGTAAATCCTGACCCGCTCGTGTTCGAGCCCTTCAACATGTCCTGTCAGCACTGCAATCCTAGACGACAATTGATCCTGATTGTCGTCCTTCGCAGTATCACGCTTGGAACGCAATTGTTCAATCTGCTTTTTCGCGCTTGCAATAGCTTGTTTGTCAGCACCAAATCGAGCAAACAACTCGCGATAGCTGGGACCGGGCGACTCCTCGGTACCGAAGAACTGGCCCGGAGCACCAGCCTCGATCCACTTCTGCGCATGCAGTCGCGCCTCCGCACCCTTCTCGTGCGCAACACGCTGAAACATCTCGGTCGCCGCGCTGCGTGCCTGGGCTCCCAGACCCCTCTTGTGCCGCGCCGAATGCCCCTTTTTGGCGATGCCTAGCCGCTCAGCCAGCTCCTCGTTCGACATCACGACGTTGCCGCTCAATTGTCGCCTACCTTCGCCGGGTTCAGCGTCCGGTGTGAGGCCAAACAGCAACTCGATGGCTCGCGCATTCTGATGGCCGATCTTCCGCTCGTCGCTTCCCGGCTTCCCCACCTGTTCCATGTCGCTCAGAATGTCATCGATCTCACGACGCAGATGGAGCTGCGTCCCAACTGGAAAATCGGGATCAGTGTGCGGACCCGCCACCTCGTGCGGGTTTTGATTCATCCACTCAGAGTCGAGCACCCGGTGACCATCGAGCACCCGGTCGAGCGTGCTGATGAGTCGATCCTTGCCCGGCAGTTCCTTGCCCAGCTCCTTGCCGTCTGGAGCCCTAACCTGCCACCCGTCGAACGGAACTTCTTCAGTCGCCTGATCGACAACCTTGCCTACGTCGTTGTGGTAGACACCAAGTGTCGCCGCTCGTCCGGTGAAGGTGTCACGCTTCTGGAGTCTCCACGCTCTCGCGATTGCCTTCTTGGTGGGCTCCTCATCGGTCTTGCGACTGGCTCGGTGCTTGGCCGCGATGTAGCCGTGCATCAGGCGCATCGTCTGGTGCGGCACAGAGGGACCACCGCCGCCCAGCGCAGACCGTGCCGCATACGACGCATAGGTGTTGACGTAATCTTGGGCGATCATGGCAAACGGCTTGCCGCCTGAATAGCCACGCAAAGCCATCAAGAATCCAAGATTCGCACCGCTCTTGATCTCCTCGAAGTCGGGCGACTCGTTGCCATCGGAATCACGCATGTCGATTGCGTGGCTCGCGGCAACTTTACGCGATGCAGAGTGCAGCAGCCCTTTGAACTCCTGCAACATCCCGGCTTGGTCAGCCTTCGGAATGAAGATCCCTTGAGACTTCTTCGCGCGCAGCCCGCGCTCGCGATCCACGAAAGTCGCCAACGGATAATGACCGTTCTCGACCTTGTGCAAGAACGTACCAGCCTTGGCTCTCGAATCCGCGAACACCTTCGACCGCTCGGCTTCTTCGGAGACAGGATGATCTCCAGAACCCTGCTTTATGGGCTCTGTAATCGCCCTTCCTGGGGGTAGCTTTCCACCGGGTGTGCCGGCCCGTTTCTTCGGCGGTGGACGCCTGGGGGCTGTCCTACGGGGCTTCACGGGGGCTTTTGGCTTAGCCTTGCCCTTCATCGGCTGGAGTTTTGACGATCTGACCCGGATAGGCTCGCCAGCCGCCCGACCGTGCTCGGGATCGAACGTGGTGACATGCGTGTACTTTCCGTCGTCGTCGGCTGCATCCGGTGTCCAAACGAACAGACCATGCCGACCTTGGATGCTGACGAACTGCCCCGCCTTGATGTCCGAGATCCCGGTCTTGCCGTAGTCGGCTTCCCAGTCGTGATGATCCCCGTGCTTGTGCTCTGTCGGGTACCAGTAGATCCAGCCTCGGCCCTTGCGCTTGCGGAACCCCCTATGCTTTGAGTTGGGGATCGAGCTGTAGCCGGCTGGTGGTTTGGTCACGCCGGCTTTGCTCAAGCTATTGTCGGCGACAATTGCTAGGGTCAGCTTCTTCGGTTTCGCCTTTCGAGCAGACAAGGGTGTTGCAAAAGCTGCCTGTATTTCTCGCACATGTGAAGGGTTCATAAGTGTTCGACCTCCACATACCTGACGGTAAGCTCGTCATGGAGCTTTTCGTCACGAACGGACTTCACGCGCATGCTGCCTGAACTTATCACTTCGTCTTCACCCGAATAGGCAGACACCCCATCGACGTAGGTTC